TTTGTTACAACCCCTATCTTTAGCCATCTCTTCAATATATTTCATATATCTCCTGTTAGCATTGTCTCTCTTGTCATATGCCACCCAAATTAACAATGACTTAGTTGGCTGAAAAACACTTGGCTTTTCCTGTAGGATAATAAAACTTTCACAGGGATTTTGTTCTATATCTATGTGAAGCTCTGCTATCCCATTTACTATAGCTGTGTATATATCTTCTGGTCTCCATTCTGGGTTTGCGACTTTTTTTATTTCCCGCAATCCAGGCTCTATGAATTCCCAATAAATTCTTACATCAACTTGAGTTAACATTTTTCTTGTAAGATATCACTTTTTATTACATGTATCAAAGCTTATTCCTCTGGTGGATGTACATAATCTATACCATAAATCATAGCAGTAAATATGGTATTTAGGTCGCTTTCTTTTTCTGAAAATATTGCTATAGCCCACTGTAGTGCAATGTCATTAGTAACAGAATCTATATGCAACATCTCATCATCAAGTCTCTTTACTCTACTGTAAGGTGAAAAAGTTACCCAATCCTCTTTTGTTGCAGAAACGCTTTCATCATCTGTTCTTACGGCTGTTATGTTTACAACAACCTCAGTAATAACCTTTATTCCATGAACCATATCTGAGTTCAGTCTTACAAATTCGTATGTGTAGTTAAATTCATGAATCATATTAGAATACCGTTGTTACCGACCAAGTATCTTGTGTTTCTCCAACCTGGAGTATTGCATTTCTTGTATTAAATCCAGCACTGCTAGACAGTAGCTGTATAGTTATTTGATCTCCGTTGCTTACAGTCCTTGCTGCGTTTGAATAAGCACCACCATTGATACTAAACTCTGCACTCGTGTGAGTTCCTGTGAGGAATGATGCCGTAGCACTTGTGAAGGATCCGCTAAGAGTTTGCGTATTACTTGTTATTGTTGTGTTTTTTGCTTGCCCGTACTTATCAGTAAAAGTAAATTGATTAGGAGTGTTGACTCCAAACTTCATAAACCTTGCTTCCACATAATCTACATAGGCTGGATTGCTGTCACCCTGACCCCTAATAAAAAAGTTTAGAGTTCCACTTCCCTCATATCTAAATGTTAGAGGTATGTTAGTGGTGTCCGCAGATGATACAAGCCTTGATTGACTAACGTGTCCTGGTAGTTTTTCTATCAATGGTGTTATATAAACTATATGGGATTGAGATTCACTGGGTGCTGTTGTATCTCCATTTGTAGACGTGTGTGTATTTACATCATATGGAGCATTTGATGTTGGACTTCCATTGTTTCCAAAATCGCCATCAGATATAAAAAAGTTTACTGTTTTGACCTGACCTGCTCCGCCCTTTGCTCTTACAAATCCAGTGTAGAATCCTGCTCCAGTTCCTATCTCTGCTACATGAGCATGTCTCATATCATTATAATAAAACCCACCAATTTCTGTTCCTGATTTCTTTCCGCCTTTTGTTGGCAGTGCAAAGTTATCTGTATTTACATTTTCTACAGTTATGGTGTTTGCTTTTATTTTCCCGCCTTCGATGGTCGTGGTGTTATTGTTTATGTCAGCAGCTGTTCCGCCTGCCTCTACGGGTGTAATTGTTAACTTGTTAGCAGAGATTGTGCTAGTTTGTATATTACCGCCGTGGATAGAAGTTTGTCCGTCTGTAGACAGATTGCCTTCAACAATTATGTTATTAGCACTTATTAATCCATTAACATCTATTCTTGCCGCATCTATAGTGTCTGATGTTATTTTTGTTGCACTTAGACTATCAATTTTTGCATCATCAATAGCAGCGTTGCCTATTTTGGCGTTGGTTATAGCTCCGTTTTGTATAAATGCGTCTTGCATATAAACACCAGCTGGAACACTTACTCCGTTTAATGTTGTTGCAGAGCTTCTAACTATAAATGGCGAAGATATAAAACCACCATTAGGTGATACTATTTGAAAGCTATCAGTTTGAAAAGTTACATCAACAGTTCCTGTGCCAGCGGATGCATTATTTTCAATAACCATGCCGCCGATTCTTGGTGGATTGCTCCCTGCTGCTACCTGTAATACATAGGCTGCCGCTGCATTACCTTCTATATCTGCAACTGTTGAAGATAGCTGTGTAACGCTTGAAGAAACACCATTAACATCACTGGTGATTTGGGTTATAGCAGAAGCATTTGCTGTTATGTTTGTTCCCTGTTGATTAACAGAAGACTGTAAAGAACTAATAGCTGTTGACTGTCCAGATATATCATCATCATTATTTGTGATTTGAGACTCAAGCGATGTGATGCTATTATTTATAGCTGTTATATCTCCATCATTTAAAGTTACCTGTGCTTGCAAGGACGATACTGAGCTGGACAGACCAGATATATCCGTATCATTTCCAGAGACAGATGTTTGTAGTGCTGTTATATCACTAGCTTGTGAGGTTATAGATCCTTCTGCTGTGGTAACTCTACTATCTAATCCACTAATAGCACTAGAGTTTGAAGTTATTGTTACCTCTGCCGCATCTAAATCTGTTTGTATGGTAGTTACAGTATTATCCAATGATGTTACATCGTTAGATATGCTTGATATAGAATTGCCTTGAGTGCTGACCGTTGACTGTAAAGAAGTTATAGCACCAGAGTTAGCAGATATACTTCCATTAGCTGTTGCCAGGTTGTTTGTTAATGTTGATATATCAGATGAGTTAGAGGTTATATTATTGCCTTGAGTGCTAACAGTGCTTTGTAGTGTGCTTATGGCTCCTGCGTTGACAACTATACCCTCATCCCTTAATAGCTGCCACTCTCCTGTTGCTATCTCATCAGCCGTAGCTGAATAAGCTCTATATACTTTATTATCATCATTTGTATTTATCCAAAGATCCCCTATTGACGTTGCTGTTGGAACGCTGCCTTGAGCGAAGGTTCTTGTCTTTGTGTCTACCTCTGTTGATAATGTGTTCAATGATGTTTGTAAAGCCGTTACATCGGTAGCCGCTGCCCTTGTTGTAAGGGTCGATTCGTTTGAGGTAACTCTTGTATCTAAACCTGTTATAGCTGAAGCGTTGGTTGATATGTTTGTATTTGCATTATTTACAGACGTATTTAAAGAAGTTATAGACGCATTAATTGCTGTTATATCACTATCATTTGCAGACACAGAGCTTTGCAAAGTAGATATTGCAGATGTGTTTGTTGTTATGTTTCCCTCTGCGGTTGTTAGGTCTGTTTCCAAAGATGTTACATCTGATTGCAAGGTAGATATATTTCCATTTGCTGTAGATATAGAGCTTGTCAGCCCAGTGATAGCACTAGAGTTGGCTGTTATATTTCCCTCTGCGGTTGTTACGCTTGACTCAAGGGCTGTTATATCTGACTGTGCAGTAGTTAAAGTACCATTTATGGTTGACACGCTAGATGTCAGCCCAGTGATAGCACTAGAGTTGGCTGTTATATTGGTGTTAGCTGTGGATAAACTGTTAGTAAGAGAGGTTACGCTTGATGATACAGATGTTATATCTCCATCGTTAGCTGTTATCTGATTTTGTAAACTATTTATTGATGAGGCATTACTCGTTATGTTGCTATTAGCTGTAGACAAGCTGTTAGTAAGGGATGTTATATCTTGTGAGTTTGTAGTTATACTGCCCTCAGCAGAAGTTACCCTTGTTGTTAAGTTAGATATAGCAGAGGCATTAGCAGATAAACCAGTCGTTCCGTCTGTTATGGCTGAATTTAAAGACGTTATGTTTACTGATGTTGATATATTAGTAGCACCAGCGACACCAGCAACTAAAAGTATATTATCAGCATTGGATTCAATAGCCAGCTCGTTTGCGTCTATCTGTGACTGCAATGTTGTATCAACGGAAGATGCTGCTCCTGAAGATGTTGTTGACCAAGAAGACCCCGTATAAATATATATCTGATTATTGTTATCAGTTTCAATCCAAATATCTCCAGCCTGAAGAGAGCTGTTGTCGTTTCTGTTTTGCGGTGGAGTTTCAGATCTTATTGTTTGCGTAGCTGTAGTTGTTAGGGTGCTTAGTGTTGAAGCCAATGATGTTATATCGCTGGCTGCTGTGTTTGCTGTAGACTGTGCTGACGTTGCTGCTGCCTGTGCCGTATCAACGGCTGTATCTATAGATGTAACCGCGTTCTGTAGTGCTACCGTTTGAGAATTTAGGTTTACAGTTATGTCTGAATTTAATGTTGCAAACCCTGGAAGCTGAGATATTGATTCATTGAGCTCGCTCATAACTGCACCAATATCTATTGCAGTTGATGCCTCTACTCCATTTATAGAATTAAACCCACTTTTCTTTCCGTTAGAGCTTACATTTCTAAGCCAGTAGTATCTTGTTTGACCCGTCCCAACCTGATGTGAAAACACCGCTGCACTTACAGATGCTATAAATGTTTTTGTTGCAAAAGTGTCCGAGGTATTTACATAAATCTCTGTGTGCGAGTGTCCTCTATAAAATGGACTATCCCAAGAAATTAATATGTTTTCAAAGGCTCCGTCTGCTGTAACCCCTGTTGGGACTGTTGGCTCTTCGCCCTGATCCTCGCTGCCTCCTATAATAACAAAGCTAGAACCTCCAGACGTAAAAGAGAAATTTCTTTTTGCTATACCTGAATCAATAAGATCTCTGAAAGTTACTGCTGAATCGAGCTTATCTCCTTTTTCGCCTTTGAGCTGTGCTATTGAATCATTAAGTGAATTAGCAAACCTTTTGCCTTCGTTATCGAAACTTCTTGGTACAACAAAGGTTCCCCTTGTTTTAGCCATTAGACTATCTCCTGTGGACTCTCATAAACACAAACTTCATTAACTATGTCTGTTCCTTCTAATTGTATCTCAAAAGATTTAGCCTTATATCCTCCAGGTAATCTAAATATATTTTCACTTGTTACGGCTTGTGTATGCTTTAAATTTCCATCAGCATACATTTTAAAAGTAAGTGAGCTATACGACTCTGCACTAACTTTTGCTATTCCTGGTGACAGCGGTCTATTTGTATAAAATTCTTTAGATTTCCAAAGATAAGATCTGGGAGTTGTGCCCTGTACAAATTTTTTAAGAGTTCCGTTTATTACCAAATATAAAACATCTTCTTGTCTATCGTTATATCCTGCGGTTGCATAAAAGTCTAAGTTAACAAAAGCATTCTTCTGTCCCCTAGGATCAAATAGAAATCCTCTTTTAGTGGAGGGGTTTGTTCCGTCCCACGTGAATCCAATATACTTTCCTTCATACTCGTAGCCATCCACATTCTCTGGGTAATAGTCTTGCCACTGATCTCTTGTCATTATTTGTTCAGTTATAAGCTGTATTCCTGAATTTGATGCTAGCACCAATCCATCTGGAGAAGAGTAAATCGCATACTCTCCCATGTCTACTAAAGATCTTTTATTACTACAGGGCAGATTTGCATCTATTTCAACCATAGCCATAGAGCTTGGATCTGTTCCAGAAGCCATTAATGGTTTGCCTTTAGTTGTTATAAGAAGACCCGAGGCGATAGATGCTATAGCAACAATATCGTCTTTTGTCGTTAACTGATTACCAAGTGGGTATGAGTGTGGTAAAAATGCTTCACTAAATAGTAAAGTATTTCCTGAGAAGCCTGACGTAATACCGTTTGGCATAGTAGTAAGCCCTAACATTGGTCCGTCTGGATGTGATGCTGTTACATCATCTGGCGGTGCAAGATTGTCGGCTGATTCTATTTCTTCCCCGAGAACATCATCCAGGACAGTATCGCTAATTGCATGTGCTGTTGTTGTTGTTGTGTCTCCAACAAACCTAAACACACCATTAACATCTGTTCTATAAATCCTTCTTTTAGCTATTGAGTAGTTGCCTGATGTTATCGCGGGAAGGGTTACTGTTACGGTTGAGCCGTTCGATGCGTCAACAATGTCGCTTGAGGTGACTGCGGATGGAGGACCTTCCTCTCCAAAACTTGTAACCTCTGTGTATAAATAGGCTCTTGAGCTGATTGCAGCACCTGGATCTGCTGATGTATTATCGACAGCTATGCTTGTTATTGCTGCTGGACTTGGAAGACCAAGCCTAAATGTTGCAGTTGGATAGGGACCAGATCCTGAAAACAAAGTAGAGCTATTGCCGTACTTAGGAAAAGTACCATAGCCAGTAAAGTAGAATCTTCCATATTGGTCCTCTTTTATAGGGCTGTTAATAATGTCAACATCATCATCAAATGTAAGCCATTGATTTGCGGTTACTTTGTGTATTGTCTTTGTTGTTCCTGATATATCACTTGCTGGATGCGTGCTTGGCTCTGATGCATCATTGACATCTATTGGCAAGCCTTCTATTCTTCCTGAATCCAAAAAAACATTTTGTGCGTCCTGAGCCATATCCTCTGGTATAAGTCTTGGAGAGATCTTTTTGTTTATCCCGCTAAATGTTGTAAGTTTAAATCCAGCCACGCGTTAATCCTGTTTATCGTTTGATGAGTTAGAAGCACCAAAATAAAAAGATATCACAGCACTAGCCAAACCACCTAAATATCCTAAAACTAAATTTATTAAAGCTTCGCTGTTTTGCTCTGGTGGCTGCAAGGTAACAAGAAAGATGTAACCCATGAATCCGCCAACGACTGCTATTCCCATAATTCTTGCTGTCCAATCTTTACTAAACTTGTTCCTGGCATCCTGTCCATCAGCAACCTCTAGCCTAAATACATCTACATCTAGCTCTCTCATCTGAACTTCAAATGCCTGCTCTGCTTTTTTTAGCTCAAGCATTTGTTCTGGTGTTGCTTCTTGTATGGCTTTTTGTATTGACTTAGGTGTGTTGGGAACGCCCAAAACTTCAGATATCATATTGGCTGCCATGCCTCCCATTGGTCCGCCCAATGCAGAACCCAAGGTTGGGGCGACTGCACCTACTATGTTTTTTAATAATGCTTTCATAATTCCTCTTAAACTGTATATATGATTAAAGGCTTTTCTTTTCCTTTAACTTTTATTGGTTCTAACAATTTTAACTTATTATTGACTTTTTTTGCAGTTGATTCGCCAATCAATATATCTACGCCCGCCTCCTTGGTTGCTGACTCTAATCTAGCAGCTGTATTTACACAGTCACCAATAGCAGAATAATCAAATCTAGTTTGTGATCCCATGTTTCCAATAACTGCATATCCAGTATTTACTCCAATACCAATTGCTATTGGTTCTGGTAATTCTTTTTGCAACTGTCTTATTGCTGTTCTCATATCTTGTGCACAAGCTACCGCTCTCTTCTCATGCTGATCTAAATATAGTGGTGCTGAAAAAATAGCCATACATGCATCGCCAATAAATTTATCTACCATACCACCATGAGCCTGAACGCATTCCACTTGAACTGTTAAAACCTTGTTCATAATTTCTGTTACTTGTTCTGGTTCTAGCTTCTCACTTAAATTTGTAAAGCCTCTAACATCTGTAAATAAAAATGTTGCTTCTTTTTTTTCTCCCCCGAGTTTCAGGAGGTCTGGATTTTTTTGTAATTGTTTAACTTGTCTTGGATCTAGATAATGTTCAAATTGTTTTTTTATCTGTTGACGCAATTTATGCTGCTTTCTAAAGTTCAAATAGAACGCAATAGCTCCAGTTATAAACTGAGACACAAAAGTCCACGAAAAATCTATCAAAAACCCTTTTTGAATGCTAATAACTCCTGAGAGCCCCGTGGTTAACAGCAAAATTACTGCCATACATATGCCCTTAGTAACACCAAGATAATTAATTACAAGCCATGTCAGAGACACGAAAATTCCAAAAATTGCAATTTCCAACGCCAAAGCAAAATCTGGAACCCTTGGAGAGTTTTTTACAAGAATTGACTCAGATAATGCAGCTTGAATTTTATGTGGTTCTAATAATCCAACTGGGGTTGCTATTTGTGGTGAGATTCCTGGAGCAGTAACTCCAATAAAAACAAACTTATTAAGAACATTCATTTCATCCAATGTGGTTTCTGGTGTTCTTATCCAACTAATCCACTTTCTTCCCAGTGAATCTGTTTTAACAGGATCTAATCCTTTCACCCTTATCTCTTCTATACCAAGCTCATTGCTTTTGATGACATAAGTATCTGCACCAACGAGTGCTTTTAAAACCTCCGTGCCAAACGCGGGAACATATCCGTCAGGTGTTTTTAATAATAGAGGTATTCTTCTGACAAGATTGTCTATATCGGTAGGTGCAGTTGCAATACCCTGTTGTATATAATTTCTAAGGTTGTTAGTATTTTGAACTACACCTTTGGATAACATACCACCTTTACCTGTACCCAGCATTACAGTTCCAACTGTTTTTGGGTATATTTGATTTGGGGCTTCAAACATTGCCAATATTGATGTACCTTGTTGTAAAGACTCTGCAAATTCTTTATCTCCCCCGAGTCGATCTGGGTGAGGAAATGCAATAACCCAACCCACCCCCAAAGCACCAGCATCTAATATATCTTTATTTATTTGTGCAAGCCTGGATCTTGGAACTGGATATCCGCCCTCTTGGTTTATAAAATCTTCATCAAGATTTATGACTGTAAAATAACCAGATGGATCCTGTTCTTTGACTAAAGCATCGTATATTTTTAATTTAAGTATTTCTGTAGGAGTGCTTTTAAATACTAATGGCATTCCTAGTATTATAAGTATTGTGAATAGTATACGTTTCATTAATTAGTTTGAGTGATTTTAATAGTGCTACCTGTTCCGCCGTTTACTTTAATAATATTAGAAGTGCCGTCTTGTAAAAAGATAATAGTATAGCTCTGAGATGAGTCTACATCTAACCTAGCAGTATCGCTTACGCTACGCATAATGGTCAACACCTCTCCTGTTACAAAAGAGGTTATTTGTGTGTTTAGATCTTGACCAAATTTAGTTCCAACTATATTGATAGATGTTGCGTCTTGGGCTAGCTGATCTTCCTGCTTTATTTCTTGTAGTGCATCTATTACATCTAATAAGTCTTCTAAGAAATTTACATCTAAATAGTTTATATCTAGCTCTGTAAACTCTAGATCTTTATCAGAATCTAAAAAGTCTTCTTCCAGATAATCTATGTCCAGGTCATCAAAATCTAGAATGCTTTTTTTGTTTGTCTGAATAGAGTCTTCTATTACTTGTTCTTGCTTTGGTGGCGTTACTATTAGCATGTTGTCTATCAGGTCTAGAGTTAGGTCAAGTATCACTGGTGGGCTTGGAGATTTTTCAAAGACATCAACTGTTGTTGCCTGGTATGGTTTATTAAGAGTTACTGAACCTATTGCCGTGGTGACTATTATTTCCCCGCTTGCAACACCCAGTTCATTTGGCAAAAGGATTAATAATGATCTGCCTATCTCATCTACAGTAACCGTAAAGTCAGTACCGCGAATTGCTATGTTAGCTGTTGGCGTTTTAAGATCTATATTGTTCTTGTCTATTTTGTTTAATCCGCCAGTAATAAACCTAGCAGTACCAAGTCCAAACGTAATAGCCATTTTTGATTTACTGGGGTTGGGGTCAAATATATATTCGTCTATAGTTAGAGTTGAGTTCTCTGTTAACTTTACCTGAGACTCATCAAGGAAGGTAATAGCCATGCGACCATTAGTAGTAATAGCTTCATCATTCTGCTGTATATCAAATCTTTGTTTTGCCTGATATGGCTTGTCTCTTATAACCTGTGCTGAGCCCGTGAGCTCAGATATATTTCCTATATCAACAGCCTGTGGAGGTTCCGCCATCGTTCTGAACGACACAAATAGTGCCATTAGAACCAGTAGAGTTAATCTGTAACCAATCAGAAGCAAGAGTTGAAGACTGTATGATGTTGAAGGTTCTACTGTTTCCCGTTTGATCAAGGTAGAAATATCCTCCTGCATAACCACTTCCTGTAAAATTAACTGTATTGCTGTCGCCATCAACATCTACATAGTTAGTGGCACCATCATAGTTTATATCAAAATCAAATGTGTTGCTGTCGCCATTGATGATCCAATCAAGATCTAGATTTTCACTGAGTGCACTTACTCCTGTATCTAAGGTAAATGTATTAGAATTTCCAGTTACATCAACATTATAATCTGAACCACTTATGCCGTAAGTATCTGTTGGATCTGCTTGAATTGTGAAGGTGTTGCTATCGCCGTCAAACTCAAAAAAACCCGTTACGTTATCGCCATATATATCACCTAGAAATTTATTAGTATTACCTATTTGATTAATATCAAGTGTTAAATTAAGTCCATCAAGATCTAGTGGTGTGAGGGTTCCTGCTATTGAATTAAGACCTCCAATAATATTAGATGATCCTAGTTGTTCTAAATCTATGTTAGCTGTAGCTCCTGATTGGTCAACATATATTTCGTTGTCAGCCGCGTATAGCGGAAACACAATCATCATCGCAGTTAATAGTTTTAATGTTTTCATAAATGCTCCAATATCCTTTTTCTGCACCTTCCTTAATTGTTTGTAATACTGCGGTTTCTATAGCTGTTTGTAATGCTATGTTTGTAGACTCATTCCTAACTAAACCGCCCTCAATTTCTACCAGCTCAGTTGCATCAGTTATGAATCTAAAAACATCACTATCAATAGATGCACTAAGTATTGTCTTTGTTACCAACACTTCAAGCAAAACCTTTCCCGTACTTACAGATACAGTTCTTAATGATATAGTCACTGTGTCTTGCTTATATTGTCTAGACATTCCTATTCCAAGATATCTAGCACCTGCACCACCGCTTTTTAGGTTACTTTCATAAGATATCACACCACCCTGCATTAGCAAACCTGCAAACATTAATGGCTGTAATTGTGTATTTTCTTTAAATTCTTTTCGTGTACTTCTTATTATTTGACGTTCTTTTGTTACGTTGTCCAATCCAACACGTTCAACAACTTCAAAAAAGCCGTCATTATTACTTCCAGCATGCTTAAGTGCTCTTATAAGATATGCGTCTGGGGATTGTGTTACTGCTGTTGAGAATGTTGCATAGTTGCTATTACTTCTTCTTTGCCCTGTTTGGTCTGTAAAAGATCCTGCGTATATAGCTATAACTGGCTTTACCTTATTTGCATTTTTTATTGATGCAAGCTCATATACAAGAAGAGATCCAATCTCTGGCTTCTCTATTCTTTGTAACGGGGGTATGTTGTTTTCTATTGGGTCAAATAATAAAGCACAGCTAGAAAGCAAAATTCCCGATAGGAAGAGATATAGTTGTCGTATTACCATCTGAATCTGTAATGTTTAAAGTTATTATTCCGTCTACAACATTATACTCTATAGTGTTTCCTTCTAAAGTTAAAACACCACTATCGCTGGGAGTCTCTCCAAATAGATTCTCTACAAGCTGTCTAGATAACTGTGCATATATTCTAGACTCTAAGTTTCTTATAAATCTTGCAAGTGTTGTATTTTCTTTGTCTCTTTCTATTTCATCTTGCAATGCTTTCAGCTCTGCCTTCACGGTCATACGCCTAGAATATTGTTGATTTTCTATAGTTAAATAATGAGCTGATGTTCCTATACCCGAAAAAGAAGGCGACTTAAATTTATGTACCATTTCATCTGATTTTACATTCTGTACAAATATACATACAAATAAAACTATGCCTATCAAAGATACAATTTTAATTATTAAATCTTTTTCTTTGGCTTCTTTAATCTCTTCTTTGGTCATCTCTATCCGCCTTAGCAATCTTATTGCTATCTATTAACTGTGGTACTCCGAGAATAGTTTTTATAAGAGTATCTTGCCTTATAATCTCGTTGTCTAAACTTCGCACTCTGTCAATTAATGCTACCAGAATACCGTGTTGAGAATCAAGTTTAGATCCTAAACGCTCTTCTATTGCTGATATTTGTTCTGCTACCTTTTGATCAACAACATCGAGTTTAGTTTCCATGCCGTCTACAATACGCATTATTAATTTGTATATAAACCAACCTAGTCCGAATGCAGCTGCAACAGGAAAACCTAATTCGGTTATTATCGCAACCGCATCCATTTACTTATTTCTTGACTTTAAAATTAAGTGCAAGTAAATCTATGTAGGAAAACATCTTTCCTATCCACTTATCATCCTTTTGAGACGGAGTCCAAGCAGCTATTAAAGACGCACCAGTAACAATGTAAGTAACTGTTGTTATTATATCTAATAAAAAATCCATATTTCACCTCCTGTGTGAAGCATTTATTATATCATTTGATTGATTAATCAACTAAATTAGTCCACATATAATTTTCTGAAACTTATACTATTCACCACCCTCCCCGCTGTTTTCAGCGGTCAAGCTAAATGTAAAACTATAAGTGTAAGTTGTGCTACCGCTCTTTTCAAAAATAAGTTGGCTGCTGAAATTCCAATCAGAGGTTCCAGGATCTTCAAAATCTCCCCCCGAATCTAAATTTGCATCAAAGTCTACAAAAGAGGTTGATGCTGGTATTGAGACAGCTGACCCATCATATCCAATACTAGAACCACTATAATATGGATTTTCATCGCTTCCACTAGCAGCGTCTGTCAAAGAAACCTCATTATGTCTTACTGTATATCCCGCAGGAGGATTTGTTATTCTGTAAAGAAGAGTATTGTCTGATTGAGAATCTATATCCCCCGATCCATAAAATTTTACTTCTATGTTTCCATTCAGGTATTGAACCCTAAGTTGTATACCGCACGAGGTATTACTATCTGAACTAGATGACTCAGAAGAAAAAGAATTTATATAAGTTGTTGCAGAAGAAAAATCATGGTTATACCCTAAAATTTCTCCCACCCTGTGGGGGGCTGCTGTTTTGGAAGAATAAAGAGTTCCGCCAGGATCAGAGGCTGCTGTATTGATTGCCCCATACGTTCCTGCCCAAACAGCTGCAAGAGATGTTGGTCCTGTGGTAAACCCATACAAGGAATGAGCATAGTTATTTTGCTCAAACTCATTACGGATTTTAGCTAATGATATAGCCCCTGAAATAGGAACTGCCATAACTTATGACCAAATAGCTCCGCATACAGTTTGCACTAATGCGTCTTCACCTGATACATCTGTAGCAGATCCGCCGTCTTCTACAAATTTAAAAATATTTTTTACTGTTGTGCTTACAGTACCGTCTACGCCAGCATCGTTGCCTGTTCCTGTTAGACTGTGATTGTAAACCACTAGTACAGATGGGTGTTTTGCGTTTGATGTATTCTCGGCACTTGTATCAGAAAGAGGATAAACCTCACATCTTTGAACTGTTGTTACACTACTAATCGCCATTATTATTCTCCTTTAAAAGTTTAAGTTCTAGTTTCATATATTCTATCTCTTTTTGTTGATCTTTTACAGCCTCAATTAGATAACCAACCAAGTTGCCATAAGCTACTGACTTAGTGCTCATTTCATCGTCATTGGTATGAACAAGCTCTGGTGCAATCTTTTCTATTTCTTGGGCTATAACTCCTGAACTATTTTTGCCATCTTTTTCAAAACTGACTCCACGCATTTGTAATGCTTTTTTACCATCTAATGTTTGTATGTTACTTTTTAGTCTTTCATCTGAGTAAGCTACAACATCTCCTGTAAAAGTCCCTGTACCACTACCGTTAACTTTAAAGTTAATTTGTCCACCTCTAGCACCAACAACAAAGTGTCTAACTTCAGCAGAGGATGAATCTGTAATTCTTCCCATCTCAATAAACATGCCGTTAGCTGTGCTTCCACTAGTATTGTTTTGATTTATATAAGTAACAGTTTTGTTATAAGTTCCAGTATTACCATTTGCTGTATAACGATGTGGAGTTGTAGAAGATGTTTCATGATAGCCTATATTAGTTAGGTTTCTTGCGGAGTCTATTACAGTAGAGCCTGAAATGCCAATACCACCTGCAACATTTAGTTTTTGTCCAGTACCTACTGAAGCCAAGCCAATACCTAAAGTCCCACTGTTAGTATAAAAATGGTTAAGACTTCCTCTATAAAATATATAGTCAGTTGCACTGTTGTCAGTAAAACCTATACCTGTTGTAGCATCTGTTGACTTTGTTATTAGCGGTCCATCAGAGCTAGATGTAAATTCATGCTGATTACCTCCACCATTTGCTGTAATAGTACCTGAAGATATAGTGCCTATATTAGTTAGGTTTCTTGATGAGTCTATTACATTGGTATTATTAACTCTATAACCTGCAGTATTTAAGAAAGATAAATTGCCTGACATTTCAGGTGTACCTGAAGCAGTCCATTCACCTAACGTAAAATTACCATCACTAGTCATCGTTAAACTTCTTGATACTACACTTGACCAATGGAAGTTTAAGTTTGGAGAATACTGGTTATTGGTTGAGTTATTGGTATTTAATCCTCTTTCTCTAATAGAAATAGGCGACACCTGCCAATCATCATGACCAGTAGTATGGTGCGAATGAAATTGACTTACATTTGCTCCTGAATTTACAATAAGTCTAGCACTAGAGATAGTTCCTATATTGCTCATATTACGAGAAGCATCTATAACTGCTGTACTTCCTATTCTTAAAGCACCATATAAATATAAATCTGAGTTACTCGCACTTTGTCCAATAAAAACAGGATATGTTGAATTGTAGTTTAAATATAAACCTTCATAACTAGCACTATTTGGAGCTTTGCCTTCTATATGTCTTACTTTAACTGATGCATTTCCAGTACCACCGACATTAATGTCTTTTGTGGTCATTTCACTGTTATCAATAACTACCCTATCGCCACCACCTGTTCTAAATGTCCAAGAATTATCTTGTATTCTAATGTATGTGTCGGTATCACCTGTGTGATAAATATATTCACTAAGATAAAGATCACCTGATGTTGTTATATCACCACTAGAGATAGTTCCTATGTTGGTTAGGTTTCTTGCACTTGAAATAACCTCTGTTCCGCCTACATAATATCCACCATTTACATAAAGACCGCTAGAATATAATCTTGATCTCCATGTGCTTCCTAGTCTTGTCTCAAATCTATCTGAATATCCTAATATTGAAGTTGTAGGAACTCCTCCAGTACCTGTGGCACTAAATGCGATTACTGAAACATTATTTGCTGGATTAAATAATCTTATATTTTCGTCATAGTTATTGAAATTTGTTCCATCATTAATCCAAACCGACCCATTTTGTATTGTTCCTGCAAAAGTGGCGTTTTGTGATGAGTTTAATAATAAAGCCTGTGTACCAACTGTAAAAAACTTCATTGTTGAGCCTAATGATTCTGCTCTAAGCTCTACATTGTCTCTATCTGAAGCATTTAATAATAATTTACCCCTTACAGTTCCTGCATCAGTTAGGTAGATATTATCTTCTGCTGATATAGCACCTGTACTTGTTATAGCACCACTACTTATTGAATTTATATTTACTAAGGCACGAGAATTAGTTAATACATTAGTTCCTGAAATTTGAATAAGTCCATCAACATTTAAATCATCACCAACAGTTAATGCAACTCCTGAGGTATCATTACTAATACCTCCTCTAAATCTCGCAGCATTCTGAAAATATGAGCCTTGACTAGAGGTAACATAAAAATAATTATTATTTACTAAAACTTCGCCTGTATTTAAAACCCTGAATGAATCTGAGCCATCACTACCTCTTTTTACTTCAAATGCATAACCACTAGAACCACTTCCAGTAAAAACAGTGTTACCTGTACTTGTAATAGCACCACTAGAGATATTTCCACTTGAGATAGTTCCTACATTTAAGTTAAAAGTTCCATTTGACCTCGTAGCCCAATCATGCCAACCATTCCCAGCTGCATTTAATACTCTTAAATTATTCCTAGAATATAAATAACTAAAATGTTGTAAATAATCACTTGATGTAACATAACCAGCAAAACTTGCGTTTTGAGCTTGGTCTATAAGAAGAGCTTGTGTCGAACCTGAAGCATTTTGACTTGTAGCAGAACCGCCAGTAAATAATACAAAATCACCACTACCACTTGTTCTCAATCTAATAGAACCCGTATTATCAGTCATAATAAGATCTGCATTAGGGTCGTCTGCTTCTAATACTAATAATTCATTATTCGTTGATGAACTAGGTTGTAATACTTTAATAGGTGCTGAAGCAGTAATAGCCCCACTTGAGATAGTTCCTATATTAGTAAGATTACGAGAGGAGTCTATTACAGTAGTTGCATTTATTCTAAATCCACCAGTTCTTGCATCTATACCAGTTGCATTAATTCTAAGCCTTTCTGCTTGTTCTGTATAAATTCTCACACGATCATTATTATCATCTAAGTAAAGCAAATTAGTGTAGCTTGTACCTGAGCCTGTTGCCCATCCAACACCGCCACTATCATGGTAGCTTCTTAGTGTTTTTGTACCAGTACCATCTATAGTTACTGTATTTGTTCCTGAAGAATTAGCAGTTATAGCACCACTAGAGATAGTTCCTGCAAAGGTGGCACTCCCATCTTGTGTAAAACTTAAAGCGTTAACTGGACTACCTAAATTTTCTGACTTAATAATTAATTTATTATTGTTGCTATTGCCTGAACCTTCATAAAAAAATCTCCACCCATACCCAGTACCATTTCCTCTATTTCCTAAATAAATAGCGGCATCTGAACCACCTAAATCATCTCCACCAATATATAAATAATCTGTAGTTGCAGGTGATGGATTAGCACCTAAATTCATACGAAACTTGCCACTAGTTGTTATAGCACCACTAGAGATAGTTCCTATGTTTTGTAGATTACGAGAACTTGTTAAAACACTTACAGTTCCAACTTTAAAATTAGATAGTCCTGAATGCCATACACCATTACCTGCACCTGTTAAGTCTGCTGTAGTTGACCAGTATGGATGCCCATCTGTACCAACGCCAAAAAATCTTGAATGAACACCATGAACATCAAACTTCATACCAACTTGATTAGATGAAGGGCTAGTTCTATAAATAACTAATTGATCTGCAACATTGCCTTCATTTATAGTGACTTTACCTGCAAAGGTAGCGTTAATAGGATCAAGTTTAAAAGCATTAGTTCCAGCATTATTAAAAAAGAATCCTTCACCATTTAAACTATCAAGAATCATAGCACCTGTAGAATCTGTAGAAATATTACTTGCTATGCCATTATTTGGTCTTTGTAAAATAAGTTTGTTTCCGCTTCTTACTTCAATATCCCCTGTACTTGTAATAGCACCACTAGAGATAGTTCCTACTGATAATAAATCATCAAAATACCAATTTTCATTAGCAAAGTCATAGCCAAACTCATGGCTATAATTAGCAGTACCATCTATTTTAGGTGCTTGATAAGTTCTATCGTTTGTACTTGCCCAGCCATAGTTCATTTCATGTTTAGTGGTATGCCCTGATTCTACTGCTGGTGCTATTGTTCTTAATATTACGCCAGAGCCATTTGCTGTAAAAGCAGTAGAGTTATTAGACTGCACAAAACCGCTTGTTGTAATGTTTCCACTAGAGATAGTTCCTATGTTGGTAAGGTTTCTGCTTAAATCAAACCACTTAGTAGAACCCATATATAAATCGCCATCTGACTTAACAGCGAAAGTATCAAACCCACTTGTTTGATTATAAATTCTAAACAGATCATCGCCATCTAATATATACCTTGCATGAAGACCTGTATTTTTAATATCAATACCTGCCTGTCCATTAGAAACATTGTTGTTAATGGTAAGTTTTGCCACATCTTTATTAATGGCTATGTTGCCCGTAGTATCTAATTCTCCAGTAATTGAAGCACCACCGCTAGTGGTTTCAAACTTAGGCAAATTATTGTGATATAGAGTTACTGCACCACCATTAGTAGCAACTAAATAATTTTTTGTTCCACCTTCATTTTGTAAATTAAGATTCGTACCTTGTAATCTTAAATTACCAGTTCCAACATCTCTTACATAACTATGACTACCGTCATGGTAAATTTGTAAATCTGAAGAGTTACCAAATACTGCTTTGTCACCATCGCCAAAGTTTAAGTTAGCAGATGTAGTACCACCATCAAAAGTAATAGTTCCTGTATTTGTAATGTTCTGGGATCCCATATTAAGGGCACCAGTCATGGTTCCGCCAGCTAGTGGTAATTTTGTAGCTATGCTATTTGTTACAGTTGTTGAGAAGTTTGCATCATCCCCCAGGGCAGCTGCGAGTTCGTTAAGAGTGTTAAGTGTACCAGGTGCAGAGTCAGCTAGGTTAGCTATAGCTGTGTCTGTATATGCTGTTGTTGCAACTTTTGTAGAGTTGTCTCCTGCTGACTGAGTAGTGGCTGTTACTGAAGATGCTATTGAACCTGCATTAACTGTTCCTGAAAGGTGAAGGTCTTTGAATCTTCCACTTGAATAGCCTAAATCAACAGCACCATTTGAAACACTACCAGCACTTGTTACTGGGAAAATAGTACTACCAGCAAAACGTACCCCATAGCTACTTCCTGCTATATCTAGTCCGCTTGAATAACTACCAATACTTCCAACTGTTGTATTATCCTTTCTAAAATCAACTAAAGTTCCATCGCTTGTCATTCTATCTAAAAACAATGCTGTACTTGCGTTTCTACTTATAGCAATATTGTCAGGCTTAACAGCAACACCTTCGTTACCTGTGTCGCTTGGTGGGAAAGTATTTGTAGTTCCAACTAAAAAATTGCCTGATGCGTCTATGACTACTTTAGGGCTTGATAAATTATCATTAGCATTATCAAAAGCAAAATATGTTTGTGATGCAGGTATTCCTAATCTCCAAGCCGCACTTGTTGCACTTTCAAACTTTTGGTTTATTAAACCTGCACTTGCAGTAGTTAAATGTAACTTTGCATCTATAGTAGTTTCGCCTATACCCAAAGACTCAGCACTAGCATCCCAAAAGAACTTTGCTGTTGTGCCTGTGTCTTCGTAAAAGGATATGTCTCCATTAGACGCTATTGCTAAACGCTTTCTTGCATTTCCTTCAGCAGTAACTCTAGTAAAGAAATCTAAACCACCATTAAATTCTCCTGATGTGGCACTTGTTTTAGAACCTTTAATAACACCAAAAACTCTTTGTGTTCCACTACCATCATCACCTTTAAAACTTATTGAAGCACCTGAACCTACTGCTTGTGTTTCAGTTGATTCAAGTTGTAGGGTTGCACCAGTATTACTTACATCTGAACCACCTTTAATTGTAGCATCGCCTTCTACTGTAAACCCATCACTTACGACTGTTCCTGTTATGTCTATTCCGCTTGAGCTTGTGGCTAGTTTTGAAACATTATTGTGATATAAAGTTACTGCACCATTTTGATTTGCTGTTAAATAAGCTTCATTTGTGCCATAAGATTTAAATTCAAGATTAGTTGCTTTTATTACAAGATTTCCAGTACCACTATCTTCTATTCTGCTTTCTGTACCATTATGAAAGATTTGTAAATCATTAGAGCCACCATACATAGACTTAACATTGTCTAAATGTTGATTATGTTTGCTAGTTATAAGATAACCATTACCGCCATCTAGCCTAAAATATTCTGCTACACCACCACTACCATCATCACTTCTAAATACAATGTCTTTATCATCTGCAAAGTTACTTATAAATAAATCACCAGTATTATTTAAAATATGAGTGTCTGTTCCATTATGTAAGAATCTTACATCTGAGCTATTACCCAATAATAATTCTTTGTTATCAAATAATTTTATAGATTCAAGGTTTAATAGATTTTTTGAACTATCTATAACAGTTGTGCCACCTATTTGAATATCACCTCTAACAACATTTACAGAACCACCAGTAGATATAAATAATGCTGTAGATGTAGAGCCATTTCCTGATGTATTGTTATAGTCAGTCCAAAAACTCCAAGCACCATCTCTATACATTGCCGGCAGGTTCATTAGTATTTCCTGATGTTGGGCTAGTGCCATATATTCTTAATGAATCGTCATCCCATGAAGGAATACCTATCCAAGCATTTTTAACTGAATTGTTAAATGCAACTCTTGCATCTACACTTCCTGAAGCTGAGTTAACAGTAATAGTTTGTGATGATGTCATACCATCAGTAGTTACTGTTCCTGTAACGTCTATGCCTGAACTGGTTGTTTTAATTTTTTGCGAACCATTATGATTTAATTCAACTGCACCATCTTCACGGGCAATCATCATTATTTCACCATCTAGTTTTTGCATAAGAATACTAGAGCTTCCCTGTATGCGAAGTGTTCCAGTGCCAGTATCCTTAATATAACTATTACTACCATCATGGTAGATTTGTAAATCATTAGAAGCACCAAACTGAGCTTTAACATTGTCTGGGAAGGTTGTGCCGTTGGCATCTAGGTAGGCTTCTACTTCTTCGTTGATTGAAGATCCAACCTGGGGAAATGATTCTAATACAGCCTTTATTAACCTTAGCTCTGCTAGGTCGCCTGTAACAAATGATCTTGCTGTGGTATCGTCTTGGGCTCTAACAACAGTAAGTGTGTTACCGCTTCTTGCAGTAACCTTAACTATTTCATTATTTGTTCCGTCATCGAATGTGCAATAAAAGAAATCACCGCCAGTAGGCGATGGTAATACTGAACCATCTGTAACTGTAATGCTTGTTGCACTACTGTTTATTCCACTGGCAAGTGTCGTCCTTGCATTATTTTGAAAGACAATCGCCATTAACTACCTCTTTTTATTTAACTAACTGTGACCGTCCAAGTAATTGTCATTGAGTCAGCAGATCCTTTATTTACAACAGAAAAGACTGTTCTACACAACATTGTACCACTAGACGATGCATTGAATATACCAGCTTCAGTTATTGCACCAGTTCCTGTACCTGGACCGAATGTTGCAACATATACAATGTCATTACCTGTAACATTTGTTGATGTTAGTGCGGTTCTGCTTCCTGATATCTGTGATCCCAGGGCTGAGTCTGAAGCCGCTGCTGCTGTAGATCCTGTGCCAACAGACATGTGTGTCATTGCAGTAGTAGAAGCATCCTTCATTCTTGATGCCACATATTCCTTACCGTCAGTAACGACTATGTTAGGTACCTCTGCAACAACCTCGTTGTTGACTTCTATTTTCAATTTACCTGTTAGTTTAAAATTATCAACTATCATTTTTGCTCCTAATTAAGAGCACTTGTATTAAGTGCTGCTGTATTTAAAACGCTTTTAGAACTTACTATAACTTTAAAGTTTATGTTCTCAGTTATAGTTAAAGCGTCATCAATACTTTTGCTAAAAGATATCACATCCTGTTCTGATATGGAAAGGATATCTGACCGCGAAAGGCTTGATAGTAAGGTCGCGGACTCATTAACGGAAAGTGTATCTGATGCGGGTTTGCTTATAGAGCTAGCTATTTGCTCTACTATACTTGTGCTGTCTGTCAGTGCCTTACTTAAAGAAAAAATATTCTCTTCTGTTAAAAAGGCTACATTGTTCTTGATGCTAGCTATATCTGTTTGCAACGGGTCATCCACACTGGCTATATCATCTAAGCTTATAACATCCAGGAATGATCTATTAAAAGATACTGTTCTACTTAAAGACTCTCCCATAGATAAGCTGTCTGCCTTTGAGAGTAACGGTTGCAGTGTCGCTTGCTCGGTGAGAGAGTAGCTGTCTGTCTTTGAGGTGCTAAGGCTTTTTGCATTTGCCTCTGTAACGCTAATATCATCTTGCTTGGGTAGTGCGGTGTTAAATGCCTGCGTGTCTGTAAGGGGTATGGTGTCGCTTTCATTTTTCCCCAAATCAAAATCTGAGTTTTCAAATATAAGAAACGCGTCTAAGTGATTCTTGTTGAACCCAAATAACTGACTATCTGCAAAAGCAAAGCTGTCGCTTTCTGGTCTTGATACTAATAACGCTGGGACATCAATAATAGTTGTTGTATCGCTGAACTCTCTCAAGAACTCTAATAGAATTTCTATGGACTCAGTTATGCTAGTTGTATCATTAAGAGCCTTAGATATGTCAAAAGTCGTGTCGTCAGAAAAACCAAAGGTATCTGCAAATGGCTTGTTAACACTGTAAGCTAGGTCCTCTAATATATTAAGAACGACTACATTTGGATTGTCGCCAGTAAAATAAAGGTTCTTAGTATCTGGATCTGTGATTATGTCAGCAAAAAGATTTACACTGCTTATTAATAGGTTCGGCTGTACATAGTTAAGTAATGTTCCAGATATAGGAGCAATAGTTGAAACGCCAACATTTACACTCGGGCTAACTACAGATGTTTGTAATGAGGGGGAATCAGATTCTGCTGGCTGTACTAATAAAGATAGTTCTTGGCTTTGTATTGCCGCTTGTAGATTCGTATATTCTACAATTAACTTTATAGCCATTAGTCAAAATCATCTCTCACATTGAACTTAATTAAATCATTAATTGTTTGAATGTTGCTGTCAGCCTTGGTTATTTCTATTTCTCCCTCGTAGAACCCTGCCTCTGCGAACGTAGATGATGTGAACACCATTGCACACTTTCCATCGGAGGGAGCTGTATTAGAACATGTTATTGTTGACAGTACGTTTGTTGTTCCAATCTTTCTTATTCTTACTCTTACGGTAGCACCCGTTAAGTTTATAGGTGCAAATGTTGTAGGGTCTTCTGGGTTTAATGTTTTCCCAGAAGCCGCCGTGTTTGAGTCGGTTAGTGTGAAGTTTAGCTCTGGATGAGTATCGCCTACTACTGCTTTAATTGTTGTTGAATATGCCATCTATACAAACTCCTGGTATCTTATTGTTAGCGGAGCACCAACCAATCCGTATTTAGATTTTCTTACAGCCTGTGCCTCTCCTTTGTCATATAGTCTTTTATTAAGATCTGCTGCCTGTACGTCATACCATGGACTGTCTTTCATCATCTGCAATCTATATAAAGCACCATGAATGATTAGCTCCTGGTACTCATTAGCTATAATGTTAGGTACTGTGCTTGCTGTCGCTGTAGGCTTTAGGCTATAAAGAGCGTAGAGCGAATAGTTTTTGTCTGGCGTGGGAGCAACAAGGATTGTTTCTTGATCTTTCTGACTATAAAACCTAGGTCTGCCTTTACCATATGCGTCAAACAAAGAAGGAGATCCTATAAGTGATTTTGGCTCAAGTCTTGTAAAGCTTTTCTCAGATACCTGTACTGACGAATCTCCAAACTCAGAAAAGAAATCTATTAAATGATTAAGCTCTGTGCCGACTGGTATATCTAGGTCAGCAGCCTCGTACTCGTTAATACCTGTAACTGTTTGAAATAAGGTAAGATCTGATAAGTATATGTCTGTGTTTATACAAAAATCTATAATAGTGTTCCTTAGTTCTTCTATAGCTATAAACGATGGACAGCTTGGTGCCTCGCGTTTTACTTTAGGAACTAAAGACTTTATATTTTTTGCTACTGCCATATATCACTATTGTGCTGGTGTTGAAGGCTGAGGAGTAGATCCTGCATCAACTTGGTTTTTTATTCCTAATGCATTTTGAATGACTGCAAGTAAACTCCAGATCTGTTCATGTCTCCAGCGTACTCCGTATCTTTTTGGTAGGCTCTATAGAGAATGTAATCCAGTATAGCGTTTGCATAAATGTCATCCAATGAAATTACTGTGCTCGTTGTATTAAAGTTTGCTATGGTTACATCCACAGGTGCCGAGCTGTAAACCAAATCTATTGTTGCGTCCGATGCTGTGGAATGTGGATAAACATAAAATACTTTTGGATCCATAGGGTCATAAACATAGTGCTCTACGTTTGTATCTGTGGTTCCATGCCAGTCTTCTATCTGATCATCCAGAACTCTTCTTTCAATATTTGTTATTGGTTTGGTCGTTGGGCTAGCGTTTTTATAGATTGATAGCAATCTAAGTGCAGGCACCAGGCAGTGTCTGTTTCGCACTGTTGGCAGTCAAAGTAAAAGATGTATTTACTGGATTGGCATCTGGTCTAAAAAGCACAACCTCTCTTTGACCATCGTTAAGATAATCAAGAAGTGTTTGCTGTGACCATCTCACATTGGTTGTATCCTGGAGAATCTCTTCAGCCCTATCTATTAAATCAATTACTTTAACGGTTGCCATTTATAGTCCTAGTTTCTTAAGTTCTTCTTTTTTTAAATCAGATTTTTTATACACGAAAGTCCAACTTTCCTCTCTGTGTAATGGATGCCATGGTACAAGTTTTCCATGTTCACCCCTCGAAGCTATAGGATCAGAACCCTCTTTAACGACCTCAACCTTTTCTGCTACATCTACGTTATCTTCTAATGAAGATAGCTTTACTTCTAAGTCTGCAAGTTTGTCTTTTGGGTTTAGTGAAACATTATATTCTTCTTTAGCTTTCTTGATTAATTCATCTTTAGTCATATTTACCTCGCTATGTTTAAGCTACGTTTAAGGTATCACAAATATGTGGTTTCTATCTAGTGGGGATTTGAATAAAAAAAGGGGAGCCGAAACTCCCCTTAAGCAATGTTAAGCAGTTTGCAGCTTAAACTCACCAACAGCTGTTGGAAGGATAACTTTGTATCCGTATACAGCCAAGCCTCTAACGCCATCACCGAATGAAGACTCAAGTCTTACAGTTTCAGTGTTAGTCATTTGAGAAGCATAAGCAACAGCTTTAGGATGCCCATACAGACCAGATGTTACTCCGCCTGCTGTGCTTAAGTTGTTAGATACATACATGTTGAATCTATCAACCGTTCCAATAAAGCCATTTCTTAATGGAGATACATTATCACCAGTTAAGTATGCTTGTCTTAGTTCTGATTGCTTTAATACTGTTGCAACAGCAGGATTGATGATCATGAATCTTCCATCTTCTGGAATGTTATTCTCATCAAGCTGTTGTCCAGCATCAAGGATATGCCCAAGAACATTTGCAGATGTTACGTTTGCAGGTGTTCCGTTGATGTCTGTTAAAGACGAACCAGCGGCTACGTTTGCGAACACATCTTGCTCAATAGCGATTTTCATGTTCTGAGCTGCGTCATTAGCTGCTTCGTTCATGAAGTCGATATCTGCTTGTTCTCTTAAAATATCGTCAACTTTAAAAGCATAGCTTTTAGCCTTGTTGATATCTAACTCAATAGTAGATGATGTTACATCACTATATGAGATTGAGCCAGAATAGTCAGCTACTGATACAGCAGGAACTGTTCTGATATTTACTTTATTACCTAACCCTGAGATCTCTCCTTCGTACTCGTTAGTTGTAACTTCAGACAACATGGTCTGAGAATAGAACTTAGCTTGTAACTTCTTTGAGAAGACTTCAGGTATAAAATGATTCTCACCAGCAGCGAAAGCAAAGTTTCCGCCTGAAGTTGAATATGCCATTATAATTACCTCTTTTTTAAAAAAATTTTAATTTAATAGCAACAAATTAATTAAGGCTTCACTCTTCCATCGGCATAAGCTTGATCAATTTCTTTCTCGTGCTTACTAAACTGTTTATCATTTAGCTTGCCAATTTCGCTTGCAGTCCAAATTCTTTTGCTACTACCTACGTTTTGTTTCCTGGCTTTAGAGAGTGAAGGTTCAATGTTTTGTTTCGCCTTTTCTACTAATTCCTTTTTAGAAACTTTTTTGGAAATAAGACCTAAATCAGTTTTATATTTTGTTAAGAGGGATATTACATCCTCAGCATCACCGCCACTAGCTGCGTTCTGCCACATATTAGACTGCCTTCCTAACCATAAAGTGAAATCTTCACTCTGTGATACAGACTGCCAATCCGCATGTGCATCTGCAATAGCACCATAATGCTTCTTATCTGCTTCTTCTTTCTGAGTCTTCAAGACCTCTTCTGTAGCCTGATTAACTTTTTGGTCAACAGACGCGATGCGAGCATCAACGTATTTTTGAAGTGGCTTTACGATCTCTGGATAATCTTTCATTATCTCACCCAGATCAACATTAACCTCTTCTTTCTGTTGCTCAATCCGTACATCGGACTTCATAACTTCCATAGCTTTGATTTTATTATCCATCTCTGCTATTTTCGTTTCGAGCTCTTTCTCTCTCTGGGTTGCCTTGGTCATTCGTGCCTGAGCATTCTTGTACCTTTCTTCCCATTGATCAGCAGATAATAAACCCTTATCAGATTTAACATCTTCTTCCTGAATCTCTTGTTCTTCCTGATCAGATGCTTCTTCAGTTTCCTGAGATTCATCGGGTGAAGTTTCTACTAGTTCCTCTTCAATCTCTTCGGGGGTGTCTGTGGTTTCATCTTCTTGAGTAGCTAACCCTTTAGATTCAACTTCAGATTCCGTCTTAGATTCAGCAACTTGCTTCATCATCTCATCAGCTTCTAGTTCAAGCTTTTCGGCGATTACCTCGCCTCTAGTTTTTTCTCTTTCCATTTTTTCGGTCCTTATGTGGGGTGTCGATAAAATTATTTATAAATGTTAGGTGTGTCCCTTCTGGAGCCTAACGATTCTATTACCTTTGTGGCAATTGTATCTAAAGATACAACAAATTTAAGTATGTCGCAACGACCTTGGCTAAAGCGGAAGTCCTCCGTTATTTCCAACTGGTCCCGCTCCATTTGGCGGAGCGACTCCATTTCGTCCATCAGCACCGACCATTCCTTCGGCATTTGGGACTTGATTAGCCTCACCGCCTTGCTGGCTGGCAAGGATAGCTTGTTGTAGTGCTTGCTCATCCATTAACTCCTTTTGTGATTTTATAACTTCTTCTGGATCTATATCTAATGATTTAGCTATATCAGTTAGTAGTTTCTCACGATCAACTAGCTGTGCGTCCATTGGGTTATTTATTAAAGAAAGGAACTGTAGCAATCTTTGTGATTGTACTTCTTTCTGTATTAGGGCTGTGGATCCTTTAGCGACAACACGCATATCTGATTTAACTAACTCGTTTTCATTCCAAGGTCATATTCCAATCATATAAAGAACGTATCATTGGTTTAGTTAAATAGTCGTCAATGTTTTTAATAACTGATTTGAGAACTATGTTTGCGTTACTCATTAGAATAGATATACCTGTAGCGGTTCTATTTAATGAGCTTTGTGTTTGTCCATGTGTATAAGATGGCAACGCGGTGGTTTCATCGGCGAACCTTCTAAATAATTCTATAACAGATACAAGGGCTGGTGAATTAGATTGTGGTTGATAGAATCTTACCATTGGCTGATTACCATCTCCCCCCTCTCTTAGGAATACTCTCCAAGGGTAAAGCTCTGTTGGGTCTTCCCCTGAAGCCATGATATCGGTATTAACTTCAACCATTGGTCCTGACGATAATGCTACGTTATCTAAGTAGATTCTGGTTGCAGCATTCATTGTTGTCTGTGAATCACGCATCATTCTTGGAACCCCTGTTCCCCAAAACGCGTGTGGATTTTTTTCATACGGGAATATAAAGTATGGCATTACTTGTCCAGGTAGTGGGTTCAACTGTGCCTTTACAACCTTGCCATCAACTATCCATACGTTAGCACTGTACTCCTGTGAAAGATCATCATCTGAATTAAACTCAACTCCTGCATCCTCTAAATCATATCCATTTAATGATCCCCAGAACTCAAGTAACTCAAATTTATTTGTTTGTGTTGTTCTGTCGGTTACGTTGGCTATCTCTCTTCTTGATCTTTCGTGTTGTGCTTCATCGTGGTTCCCATCGGGATTCATTTCTATACACTCATTAATTAGATCTACATTAAATCCTGGATAGTCCTTAAGGTCAGTAAACTCCTGTCTTGATATAATATGTCTTCTAAATATATCTCTTAGATCTTCCATAGAGGTTGCTACTGGATCTGGATATAAATCAAATATAGATACTGCCTCCATCTCTGGGGCTGGGCTTTCTTCATATATTAAATTAAAGCCTTCTTCCGTTTTGACCCACTTATGATCTTTTTCTACTTTTAAAGTACCAGCCTTCATAGCACCAGTACCAAATATAACTTGTTCCATGATGGCATCTTTCATCTTGCCCTCAAGGTTAGACTCAAGTGCTTGGTCAAGGATAGCCTCTTCCATGTTATCGACCCTTCTTTCTGTTTCCTCGGCGAGCTCCTCTTTGAGCTCTTCAAGTCTGGCTTGTATTAAATCATCAACAAGACCTGGATCAACAACCTGTGCTGCCTGCATTATTTCTAGTGCAGCGGCTTCGGTTAATTCTTTTTCTACTAATGGCTGCTTGGCAATCGGAGTTGATTCAATTGAGAAGAACTTTTGTCCTGGTTGGAAAAGTAAGTCTGTCATCCTTGAGAATGCAGCAAGTACCTTTGTCCTAGTAAGACCAACGTAGACCTTGGGATCTATCTCCCTTAGATTGAATCTTCGCGAGAACATCGGGATCGTATTGACCCATGAATGCTCTGAGATCTTCTATCCAGTCATCCTCTATATCATCACGAGCATCTTTATACTCTGTGTATTTTGATTCTAAAATTTGTCCAAGGGAATTTAGTTCTTCTTGCTCCTGACCATCAGTGTCATTTGCAATATCTACTCCCCCCGGTTTTAACTCTTTATCTATATTCATTTAAAAAAATTGTTTTTTCACCCGTTTAAAGTTTTGTCTATGCTTCCTCGGCATACTATTCAATCCGAACAAAGCAATCGCATATGCCATTATTCTATCATCAAAACACCCATGTTGGGCATTTGATATTCCCCTTGCGTCTACGACATAAGTTCTGAGCTCATCTATAAGCTCTTTATCAACTATACCACTTTCTCCTTGTCTCAGTAAGTGTGCTAAGTTATCAATAATTAAGGGCTTTGTCTTGCTTGTTGTTAAAAACCCTGCACGCCTTGTTAGTTTATCGGTGTAGGCATCATCTACGGTTTGTTGTACATAAAGGTTTGGATAATTAAGTTCTTGTATTTTTCTTATTGTAGTTAGACCGTGGTTGTTTCTTTCAATCAATGTCCACGCCTTATTGTAGTGCAATCCGATTTTGGAAACTATGTAGGCTAGGTCGAAGGGGTCAACGTGTCCAGACCAGGTTGCAACTTGACACCCCATATGATCTAGGACTTGGATGCAGCTGTAGTCTCCATGCTCCAATCCCTCCGCAACGTCTACTCCAATACAATACCTTAGAGAATCCTTTGGATTCTCGAAAATTTTTAGGAGCCCTTTTGCATGTGATACGAACTCTGTATCTCGCACGTCAAATCGGGAAACGGGGGTGTAGCACTCTACTGCTGCCTGATCTATAAACTTAGGCTCAACAAACAATCTACCTGTAGTCAAAAACGCTTCTTGCGGGGTAGAGGGGTATTCCTGTCTAAACAAGTCTTCGCCACCTAGCTCTTGTATTTTTAAACGCCTAAACATTATTTGCTCATCGTCAAGATTAAACATACGTTTAATATCTTCCTCTTCACGCTCTAGCTCAAAGTAAGGATCAACTTTACGCTTGTAGTCAGCCATCATAAACCAAGGTATAAAACATATCTGCCACTCCCCCTCGCCTCGCAACGCTCTCATGCATGCATCATAGAACCATCCGCCTGCTCCATTCGCGGTGGACTCAAGTAATATTTCGGACTCTGCTTCGGGGACTGTTTGTAATAATCCTGGAATAATATCTGCGTTTGGATAGAAGGCTACCTCAGAACCATGTAGATAGTTAGTAGTCCAACCCCTTCCGACCTCTCCCGTTCGTGCTGTAGCGATTCTCCATCTTGATCCGTGGGTAAAAGCCATTGAATTACTAGTAGACTCTTTTAATTCTGGTGTAACTATTGGGTGTGGTAGGTTGTCATAGAAGTTTCTGACCATTCCAAAGATAGCTTTTGTGGATTCATTAAGATGTGATACCACTACGGCGTTCTGATTCTGTGCTGTTACTGTTTTCCAGAACCCTCTTGCCTGGCAGTATGTAGATATACCCGTTTGCCTGGACTTTAATATTAATATTCGGACGTGCCCACGCTCTTTTATTTGTTTATTAATTTGTTCATCTAGCATTTTTTGTGCTTCGTTGAACTCAAACTCAATTAACTTACCTTGTTTATTTATAATTTTTAAACAGTGCTTTGCGTAAAGAGGCAAATTCGATTTAAAGGTATTTATAATTTTTTTGATTTCTGGTTTTTTGCTTTCTAAGTCCATAAATACATGCCCCCCCTATTTATATATTTTATATTTTGGGGAAGAGAGAGGGAGAGGGATATGGGTATATGTATATGAGGTACCTTGTCCAGCACTCCCGCCCCTTATAAACAAAGGGTTCTTGATGAGGTCTATGATGATATTGATGAAAGTGTCACCTAATTAAGGTGATCCTCTTTACTGGCAAAATCTAAAGTCTCAAACCAAGAATCTTTCATTGAAACCTCTAACTTAGAAGAGGAATCAATCATCTGGTAATACTTCATGAGTAGCTCTAAGGCTTTGACACGGCTTCCTGCGGTGTGACCGCCTACATCGCCAAGGGCTTCTGCTTTGAGTTGCTCTATGATGCTGTCATGGTCTTGTAGGTTGCGTTCCTTGGACTCTGACAACTCTTTTGCAAGCATTTCTTGGACCTCATCATCGTTCATCAATCTGTACCCACTATTGTAAGCAGACCTCTCTGAGTATCCACATCTTTTGGCTGACTCAGTTGCGTTCTTTGTTATCAAATAATGCTGAACAAATTCCTCTTTCTTTTGCTTCATTGTCTTGTTGTTAATTGGCATAGTTATTCCTCGTTATGTAGTGCTACTAGTTTACACCATTTGATCAAATCTTTTAACTCCATCGTGTACTTCATCATGTTACAAGACAGACACACCAGAGCTATGTTTCCTTGCACATATCCAAGATCATTATTGATGCGATCAATAGAGATGTTTGATAGGTGATAGCCTGTTCCATCCTTGATATGAGTCATTGATACTCCTGTGTATTCACACCTACCTTTTTGCTTGTCGTATATACGGTATAAGTCGTCTCTGTCTATATCAAAGTTGTGTGTCTTCTTACGTCTATATGCTAACTGTGAGTATAGGTTGCTTATGTAAGAGTACGGGCTTGTTGTCATTCTTTTTCTTCTCCCCGCGGAACGGCACGCCTTACACTTCCTAGCTCTATATCCTTTGCTTATTTCAAAGTTCGTTATGTCCTTGCAGGTTTTGCAAGTTGTGCATGTTCTAGTCTTACGACCAGTCGTATGGAGTTGTGTCTTTGACTTCGATATCGAACTCTTTGACATCTTGGAGTGTATCCCTGAATCGTTTCATTGCCACCTTGCTTGATGATACTGCGGTGGTTCCTTTCATTAAGCTCTCACCTACAAGAAGACATCCGTGTGAGTCCTTCTCAGGGAAGTTGCCTACATGGAATAGTATGTATGTTCTGTCTTCTACGTCTGTGATCTCGAACGTGTTGCCAAATCTTTTTGATGTATACGCCTTACATGTATATGTGCCTGTTGGTATACAGCTGACCTCTTTTTTATTTCCCCGCCACGGACGCTCTGCGATCCAAAAGACTTGATCATCTATTGTTAGTTTGCCAAGAGTTCCGTCTGGTAGATATGCGAATCTTTCAAGTATCGCCTCTGGTTCGTTTTTCTTAAAGAACATAAGTAAATATTGCTCCGCCAATTCCCATGATAGAACCAATTGCAACACCGCCAATAATTCTTTCAGCCCACTTTGATTGCACGTTGTCTCTCATTTGTGATTTCTCAAGAGTTCTGAGTCTTATCTCATGATCTGAAGACTGGCTTAATGATCTTCCAACTCTTTCCTCAAGCACAGGTATGTGCCTCACAAATGAAAGTACCTCTTCCATATGTTTCTCAAGGTTTGCTATACGCATTTCTATTCCTGATGTATCCATTTCTTTCAGATAAAAGTTCTGTTGATGATGAAATAAAGATACAGGATCAAGACAAACATTTCTATAGATCAAAAAAATAATTGCAGATATTTGTTGACACTACATATCGTATGGCATTAATATGTAATCAATGTTTACAAACAAACACCCAAAGGAGGGCAATATGACAACATTAAGACAGACAACTAATAACGAAATACTAGCTAACGCTATGAAGCATGCAGAAGAGCCAACACTTTCAAGCATTATCCTTATGTATGTATGGGCATACAAAAGTAAACCTGCAAGCGATGCAACATATGTTGGAATTCTTGAGGCTGTATTTGAGTACATTGATAACACTCGCTGGGTTGCAGTGAGCCCATCAGAAAAATTAATTCAATGGATAAACAGCTCTAACAAAATTGCAAACTCTGGGTATGAGAATTACAAGCAAGCAATAGACTCAGTGCTTGATCAGTATATTGGCAACAGTGGGGTTCAAGAGCATCCTATATCTTGGACCGCAACTGTAGGTAAACCTGTAAAAATACAAGACTAACTGATGAGACCTGATTGGTCGAAACGCCGTGAGGCGTCTTAGTCAAACAAACAGCCAAGGAGGCAATTATGACAACATTTAACGTATATCAAATAACAGTAAGCAATGAGGTCTATGACTTTGTTAATACAGATGGTGAGAGCCATACTTCTGCTGGTGAGAAGTACCCTGAGTACAAAGCAAAATTAGAAACAATGATGGGTTTTAAAGATTGGAGTGATTCCTACTTCAAACATTACACGCATGTTTGTGATGTAAAGATCGAGGGAAACAATCCTGAAGATGTTTTTATTGCTCTTAACTCTGGTTCTGATTATGCACTTGATACAGCACCATCAATCGTCAAGCATACAAACTTTCACAGCTTGAGCGTTGGTGACATTGTTGAAGATGATCTGGGTAACTTTTATTTCTGCGACAGTTATGGCTTCAAGAAGTTTAATAACCCAAGAGTGTTACAAGAGGAGGTGATACGCAAAGCAGGCTAACTGATGAGCTCTCAATGAGCGAAACTCCCTACGGGGAGTCTTAGTCAAAACAATTACTGGGAGGTAAATATGACAAAACTAAATACTAAAACTGATGCTCAAATAACTTGGGAACAAGAAATTGCTATTGCTACTAAGATTAACAGTACAGCTGATAAGGCTGAATTGTCTTTAATCAATCCTATTAGATTCTTGAAATATGTTGAGCTTAAAAGATCATTCCATGATCAAGCAGAAGATATGGCTAAATGGATCACTAAAGAGCAGTCCAAGGATCATGGACTGGTCCAATCCTTTGCCTACTTCATGGACAAGGGCTACACCATTAACAAGCCTGACAGATATGAGTACAGATCAGCGGTCTTCAATGATCTTGCTGAGGCTATCAAGAATGATTCTGAGTACAACATATATGACATAGTTCGTAGATGGGATATGTACTATCACTCATAGGCTAACTGATGAGACCTGATTGGTCGAAACCTTCTCTTTTCCCCGCGAATCGAGGAGGTCTTAGTCAAACAAACCGTAGGAGGGAATATGACAACAATAGAAATGAAAATGAAAAGATCAATAGAAGACATGGAGCAAATCTTAGTAGATGCAAAAGTTACTACTTGGGATGCTTTAGAGAATCTATATGATCACATGAGCCAGTATGCAATTGATCCTGACGGAGATTTTGAGGGCGTTGTTAGGCAAAAGTACAGAACGTATTTATTTGAACAAAGAAAAAATGGAGGGCAATCATAATGGATAACTACACAGCTGTAGGTATTGCAGAGGGATTCATTCCAGCTGATCATGAGGATCAAGTCAGGGAGGCATGGCAACATTTAGTTGACACTGGTCTGGCTTGGCAACTTCAGGGCTGGTTTGGTAGAACTGCAATGGGTTTAATAGAACAAGGTTTAATAACACAAGGAGGTGAATAATGAGCCTAAATAATCAGAACTCTAAATTTGTTTCTTACTTTCTAGATTTTTATCGTGATAGTGGAGATGACATAGCACCCTTAGAGGCGTGCAAGTATTTAAAAATGTATAAAACAAATTTTCCTAATCTATGGAGCGGTGGAGACAGCCTAGACAGAGAAAAGGTTTATGAATTATTTTTAATGGGTAGAGCAGATGCTATTGCCAAAGAACACAAACAAATGGAGGTGAAATAATGACTAATTGGATAACTAAACAAGAACTTGAAACAGCTAAAACCATGGCTTCTGAAATATTTCAAGATTTTAATAGAGTCTATTGCTATCAAGAGGGTGAACAAACATGGACAGAGATTGATATAAACGGAAAGTTTTTTGATGTTGAGTGCTTTGATGATGACATGGATAAACCAAGAACTGACACATATTGCTCTATATATCCTGTATACCCTACAGAGTGCGGAACGTGGAGAGAAACAGATGGTTCAAAATGGATAAGATTATTTACAAACAAGGAGGTGAAATAATGAGTGCGTATTTATGTAATGCAGATCATATAGGTGAGATGAGCAAGTTCTTTGCTAATGGTAGTGTGCCAATGGCTAGTAGTGAGCTTGTGACTCATGCCTATAACATGGTGACAAGGGAGAAGATTTCTTTTTCTTCCCCGCAAGAGGCGGCTGAAATATTAGCCAGAGAGAATATCAAAAGCTTACAGGCTAGATATCCAGATAGCTGGAAGGGTTTCTTTACATGGAACCCTGAAGGCAAGGATGATGAGTTTGATGAGAGCATGATCCTGCTCTTTGTTAATCAATGCCAAGCCAAAGCTAAGGGATATCCCAAGGTTAATAAGAAACAGCTTTACGGCATGATCAACTGCTACAGGTATCAAGCCTGCGAAGATGAGAGCTGGGTCCAGTCTGATGCCTATTGGCTGACACAAAGCCTAAAGAATATTGTGTCAAGCAAGCTCATTGGTGATGTTGATATGTGGGAGTTTAGACCAGAGGAGGACGTAGCATGATTATTGATGGAAGTTTTGAATTAGACTTTGTTGACAAAGGAACACCACATAATGGCATGCGTACTGACTATGATGGCTTTAAACCTTTCTGGGAAGTTCAGTGTCTAAGCAATAGCAATCTATGGTCAGGGAGCAAGCAAGACTGTATTGAATGGATGGCTGATCATTATGTGGATCACTTTAATGAGAACTCAAAAACTGAAGAGCAAGCTCTAAAAAAATCTTTAGCTTGGGTCAATAAGTGTTTGAAAAAAGCTGAAGCAGAGGAGGTGTCATGACTTGTTCAGAATGTGGCGGCAACTCCAGAGTTGTAGATGTACGCAAGTACGTTGACGGATCAGTCAACAAACGCAGACGAGAATGTCTGGAATGTAAAAGAAGGTTTACTACATACGAGGAGGAATATAAAAAGAAAAAGTAAACAAATTAAAAGAGAAGCGGGGTAATTACCTCGCTTTTTTTTGCCTTTTTTAAATGTCAAGACTGTTATTGATTTTTCTTTTTGGTAGACTAGTAGGTTCCATGTTAATAAAAGAAGCCATAATAAAAATAGCTAGAGATCTGAAATCAGAGAACGGCTTTCACTATCAAGAAAAACTAATTCTTGATAACTATCCTAATGATCTGACAGAATCAGATATTAAAAAAGCAATGATGGCTGTTGCTTCAGTATCAGACGTGTTGCTTGATCTAAAGTAAATCTATTTCTTTTATTGAATCTTCGTAGTTGTTTCCAAGTTTTGACCACTCAGCATCTCCACTCATTTTGTATACCCATCCGCTTGCCTTGTGCTTTCTGCCATGAGGGTTGCTTGGTATCCATCTGATCATAACTCTGTCGTGTCCATTTTCTAGAAACTTTTTTTGAAGCTCTTCTTTTTTGCTCATATCAGTGTATGGTTTTTTTACCGTCCTTATGATAAACGAAAACCTCACTTAATTCACCCATAAGATCTAATCCTACTTCGTGCAGTGCCTCTTCCGCCTCCTCCCAGTTTGGAGCAACTATGATTAATTCTTGTGATGTGTCATCAATGTTGGTAAGTGAACCAAGGAATATTTTCATATTACCATTTAACTTTGTTTGCCCAGTAAGCGGCAGACATCTTTCCTCTTGATATATTTTTGGCGTGTCTTGCTTTGAATGATTTCTTTCTGGCTTTGTTTTTTGCGGTGGTTGGATTTTTTCCCGCCCCGCTCACGCCCTGCTGACCAAACCTAATTGTTTTTACTTTGGTTCCTTGCTTGGCTACTACAACGTGTGATTTAGTTTTATGACTTGGTGTTCGTTTAGGTTTATTAAAACCACTAACGCCAGCTCTTGTAAGTCTTGAATCTTTTTTAGACATTATCTTTTCTTTCCTTTGTGCAAACCATGTCTTGCGTGTTGTTTGCCCTTGGCGGTAGCTTGTCTTTTCTTTTTGTTTGCCTGTGCTAGCTTGCTTCTTCCTTTGGCTGTGGACTTTAGTTTCTTAATTGTTTTAGCTGGGGCGTAGACCTCTCCAGTAGTTGAGGACTTCTTTCCGCTTGGAGTTCTCCATTTCTGCTTGGTCCATCTTTTTAAAGACTTTTGTTGTTTCTTAAGTGGCATTCTTTTTCTTAGCGTTTGCCTTCCTTCTAACTCTAGAAACTTTTCTTTTTGGCTTTGGCTCTTTCATTAGGCGTGATTCCTGCCTGTTGAGACTCCATTCAACAAATCTGTCAAATAATTTTCCTATCATTACTTGTATCCTCCGCCTTTTGCTTTATACATTTTTGCTAGCATCTGGGCTTTTCTTGCGGACCACTGTCCAGCCCGTCCACCCTTTGATCCAGCCTTGATCCTGTTAAAAAGATTTTTACGCATAGTTGGTTTAGTATAGTTACCAGCAGAATTAACAGTGGACTTTTTCTTTCCTGGTTTTTTAGCAGGCATTACTTTTTAGTTTTTTTGCCTTTCTTTGCACCCTTTTTCATTGGGGGTCTTCCTCTTGTTTTTCCGTATGTTCCTTTTCCTTGTGGCATGTTATGTACTCCTAAATTTTCTTACTACTCTATGATAGACCATATCCTTCATGCCCTTCATAGACCTTGTATGCTCTGGTAGTTCGTCCCATGCTTTTTTTCTTTCCTCCCGCGTTGGAAGTTCAGCAATGGTGTTGACGATTCCCATTTGCATAGATGTAAGATATACCAAATCTATAAAATTTTCATCTATATCACTAAGATAGTTCATACGCTCCTGATGGGATTTTAAAAGACTAATTCTATGTGCGTATTGTAATATGTTTATTTGACCTGTCTGATCTGTGTGCTTCACTTCTTGTTGTGCAGATCATGATTGTATAAAGCAAAGAACCCATAATGAATCACCTTAAGTATATCAGCCCTGTTCTTTCCTTCTTTTTTGCCATAGCGTTGTGCATATTTCATCACATTACCCATGCAGAACCCTTCACCGTGCCCACTATCCATTATGAACTCTGTGGCTTGAAACCTGTTTAATGAATAATGCTGGTCATAAGTCTTGTCCACATATTTTGCAAACTCTTCTATAAGATCTGCTTCGTTATATTTATAATCTATTTCTGTTTTTTTTCTTTGCATTCTTTATCCTTCTTTTTTTTCTTTTCCCCAAAAATCTTATCAAAGTTTTCATTAAACTTATCTTTATTGGAAACCCTGTCGCGATCTCCCTTTCCACCATGCCAGCCCCCAAGCCTTTCTCGTGTTGTCATAATTTTTCCTCAGTCATTTTCTATTAGTTCTACAAGTCTATCCAGTAAATCTGTTTGCTTCCCGTACCTTCTTTCAAATTCATTTTTAAAAGGATGCCGTGAAACATACATGTCATTGTTTGCACCCTCTCTGTGATGTTTATAACAAAGAGGTAAGGTTAAAAGATGTGCCTGCGGTTTTGTTTTTCCGTCAATGTGATGTATTTCTGCGGGAGAGTAACAACCATAAAACAAATGACAGACTACACAGCCAAAATTGGCTATGGAATCCATCCACTCTTTTTCTTTTTTAGTTGGTGATCTTCCTCGCATAGTCCTTAAGTAACATTTTGTTATTGTTTGTAACGTATTCCTTGTATGTAATTTCAGGTTCGTTATGTTTTCTTCTCTCAGTTTTGCACTCTTCGTACATCATTTTGCAATAATCTTTAAAGGTATTATGCTCCATATCTATTCCTCTCTGATCTTAGGTTAGCCATTTTTGTTCTCCACTCTTCAAACTGCATATCAACAGCCTGCTTCTCTGTCTGCAAAGCATCAAGGCTAGCCTTAGCACCTGCAACGTGTAAGGATGCCTCATAATAGCTCTCAGTAGCCTCTGCTTTAGATTTTTGAGCATTGTAACTACGCTCTCCATCCTCCTTGGCTTGGCAAAGCTCTATCCAAAAAACTCTTTTAAGATTTACTTCAGACTTAAGCACGTTGACTCTTGCCTCAGATATTTTTGGTATAATTGCTCTTAGTTGTTCGTGAAAGTTCTCAGATCTGTCCATATTCTTTTCTTCTCCCGAATGCGATGTCTGCTGGATCAAGGAACTTAGATCGACTTCCATCGAACCCTAGCTCAAACTCTCCTAGCTCACCCATTCTATTTTTTCTTACTATAACCTCTGAGTTTCCTGTTTCAAGTGAATCATAATAATCACCCCTGTAAAGCATGATTACCATATCAGCATCTTGTTCAATAGAACCAGAGTCCCTTAAATCTGAAAGAACTGGTCTCTTATCCGTTCTCGACTCCACACCCCTGTTTAATTGAGATAACGAAATTAGCGGACAACCTACGTCCTTTGCCAATCCTTTCAGAAGATTTGAAATATAAGTCATCGAAGCAGTTCTGGAATCAGAGTTGCTTGGTGCTTTATTTGATGTCATTAGTAGTTGTAAATAATCTACTACTATTAAATCTATATCCTTAACCGCTTGTATAGATTTAGTTTTATTAATTAATGTTTCTATTGTAATTGGTGACTTATCATAGACATATAGATTTGTTTTAGATAACTTTTCTTTATGGTCCCTGAAGGTTGTCCACTCTGTCTGGCTCATTCCTCCAGACATCATCTTGTCTATTGTTAGACCAGAGTCTGAGCTTATAATCTTTTTAATTAACTGTTCGTTTGTCATTTCCAAACTAAACATCAAGACAGTCTTACCTTTAAATATATTATGTGATGCTATGTTTAAAGCCCAAGTAGTCTTACCCATTCCTGGTCTTCCAGCCACAATAACAAGATCTCCAGACTTAAAGCCCTTGATCTTTTCATCTATTTCACCAAATCCTGTAGAAATAACATTTTGATCCTCTGTGCCAGCAAGCCTTATCTCTTCCTCAACACTGTCTAAAATATCAGAAACTGGTTTTGGAGTTCCAATGTTTTTTATAATTTTATTATCTATCAGGGATTGATTGACCTGATCTATCTTTTCCTCAATTGTAGTTCTTGACTCTACAATTTCTGGTATTTCTTTTGATAGTTTAAGAAGCTTGTTGTTAGCTGTCTTGTATTTCATTTGCTTAAGCCATCCGTCAAACCCAGCAGGGCTAATACAATAGGTTGCAGCATATTTTATTTCATCAAATAGAATATCATCTTTAATATTGTTTCTAAGAGTAACCATATCTGATGCACGAAGGTCTAGCATGGTTGTATATGCTTTGCCGTATGCAACGCTTTCAAACTCTTCTGGCTCCAAGCCAAGATCCTGTGCGTCCTGAAACTTTGCATGACTTAATATCATTGCACCAATAACATTTGCTTCTAATTCATATATTTCTTTATCCATATCTTCTCTCTATGATTGCTTCAAACTGATTAATTCCTAACATTGTTGTAAGAGGTGGCTTCTTATCCCAAAAAGATCTTATCCATTTTCTATGACCGCTTGAGTTTGCTATTTGAAAATAACTAAACCAAAAATCTTCTGCTACTAAATCTATTTTATTTCCAGTCTTTGGCGAGACTATTCCTTTTCTCCCCAGTTCACGCAGTTCTTTCCATCTTGGTTGTGCCTTAAATGCGTTAGCACTATGTTGATAGAACGACTTGTCTGTCACCTCTTTAAAAATTTCATTAATCCTATCCAAATCTAATATATATATCTTTTTAGTATAGTCTTTAGTATTGTAGCCACCTGACGGCGGGGGGTAGCCAGCATATGGCGATACCTGTATTTTATAAAGATTGCTCGTGTTATCTCTTCTTTCCCAATCGATCAGCTCCATTTCTTTAAGCTTTTTTAAATTACTTTTTATGGCTGACAAAGACAAGTTTGTAAGCTCAGTTAATTTTTTGTGTGATGGATATGATTGACCAAACTCATCTGAGTAGTTTGCTAAAACTATTAAAATTAATTTTTGTGTTGAATTGACTTCAACCTTTAAAACTTTTGTGATGTATTCAAGTGACATGCTTTTCCCTCATGCAGACATTTAACTAAAAAAAATAATCATTGTAAAGTATTGTTTTAAAATTAATTAAATATTACAATCATTGCGGAGGTTTTATAATGACAAAACAAAAAATATACACAGCACTATCTAATGTGCAAAAACATATGCTAGCAAACCCTATTGCAAAAGAAGGTGTGAATAGCTATCAAAAATATAAATACAGGGGTATAGATCAGATCATACAATCTTTTTCTAAACCACTACACGACAATAATGTTCTTACGTTGGTTCAACCAGACTTGAATGTATCAACTAAGTTTTTAGATGATGGTAGGTCAACACTAACAAGGGTTGTTGGAACTTTGAGGTTTGTTTGTACTGATGACGGGTCTTATGTAGACAGATCATATGTTGGTCATAGCAAATCACAACAGGGAAAAGATCTGGAATCTGCAAGATCTTTTGCTTACAGAAATGCTTTACTTGAAACATTCTGCGTACCGTTTGAGGGTATAGAAGAGCCAGAGTTAGAGGGTGTTGATAAATCCTCACAACCTGAACAGGATCAAGATGAGTTTTCTGTAATAGAGGACTTCAAAAAAGAACTCAAATCTGCTGAAACTAAAGAACAGGCACAACAAATATTTAAAAACTATGACAAGGTTGCAGAGCTTAGTAATGATAAAGAAACAAGAGTGCAATTAAATCTTATATATAGCAAGGCGGTGAAATAATGGTGCAGATAAAACAAGGCACCCCTGCTTGGCATGATCAAAGATCTAACAGGATTACTGGGACAAGACTTCCAAAGGCTGTAGATGAATGTATCTGGACAAAGGGAGATCAGTGGGAGGCACTAGGAAGAGATATCTTTAGAGAGGCAAACCATTTAACACAGGACCCTTTTAATCAATTTGCTATGTTTGCAATGAAGCACGGTACTGACAGTGAGCCCTTAGCCTTAAAAACTTTGGCTGGCATGGGATATAAAATAACACAGCCGTCTTTTGTTGTTCACCCTGAACACAATTGGATGGGCATATCACCAGACGGAATAATGCTTAAGGGTAGGAATGGATCTATATCAGCGGTAGAAATAAAATGTCCGCAATCTAAGCCATGTACAAACGTAAAGGAACAGAAAAGAAACTACTGGCATCAAATGCAAATGGCTATGGAATGCATGGACATTGATGAAATGCTTTTCTTTCAATGGTATAGCGATACAGAATATTTTGAGCAATGGATATCAAGAGACACCAAGTGGGCTCAAACATATATACCTAAAGCACAAAAGTTTATGGACTGGTACAACGAAAAATCTAAGGATCTTACTTATATTGAAAGATGGTCAGAAGATAAAGATGAACCAGGAATTAATTATAAAACGGTTGAAGATACTGATGAAACATCAGAGCTTGCAACTGTATTAAAAGAACTAAAGCAGCTCAAAGACAAGTCTTCTGTCCTAGATCTTAGGAAAAAAGAATTGTCTGCTATGTTGATAAAAAAACATGGCGGGGCGTTTGGTACGTCTTCAGTGAAATGTCACATGACACAAGCTAGAGGCAGAATTAACTATAGTCGACTGGTCAAGGATCAGAACATTGAAAGAGATGTGTTAGAAGAATACAGATCTGAAGGTGATTCAAGGATTTATACCAAATTACTAGAGGAATAAAAAAATGGCTAATAATAAAAAATCAATTAGTTCAAGAATTGAAGAGGATGTTTACAACAAACTTATAGCAATAAGTAAAAAAGAAGACCACAAATTCTTTGATAGAAAAATTGCTTATATGGTAAATAAAATTTTAGAGTCTTGGGTTAATAAGGAGAAAAATATATAATGACATACGATAATACTAATCGCGGTGCGATCTGGAAAAACGACAAAAAGGAAACGGAAAAACATCCTGACTTCAGGGGAGAACTGAATGTTAAAGGTGAAGATTTTTTTGTTAGTGCTTGGAAAAGAAAACCTGGTGCTAATGAAAAATCCCCAGCCCTTAGCTTTAGCATACAACCTAAAAGCGATGTTTCTTTTAAGCCAAAAACTGATGAAGTTTTTCCTAAAAGTACAATTGAAGATGATTTACCATTCTAAAAGGAGCAAAAATGGAACAACAAGAAAATAAAAACATTATCTTAAATGTAGACGGAGAGGCTAGAGAGTATGAGATTGACTCTTTATCCAAGGAAGCCAAGAACAGGTTAAATGTTCTGGGATTTCATACAAATACAATCATGCCTTTGCTTACTGAGATAGTAAGACTGGTACAGCTTGGAAATCAAGTGGATCAGGGACAGCTCACCGAGAAGTTACCTGAGAAGTACGAAGTTGTACAGCAAGAAGAGGTAGAGGCTGTAGAGGCTGAGGAAGAGCCGTCTAACTAAAGATGGATGACAAACTAGAAAAGAGTCTCTCTCACTCAGAGAGGCTCTCGTCTATTCTAGGCGAAGGTAGCCTATCAGGATCTCCGTGCAACGGCGGGGTGTGTTCAACGATGATAGGTGATACAAGATGCAAGACATGCGGACGACATGAAGACGAAATCAACAAATGGAACCAGCTTCCAGAAGAACAAAGAAAAATCATAAACATTAAAAATGCCGCTGAAGGTTTTAAAATAAGACAAGTTTTATCACAAGAAGATAGGTGGAGGGATTTACAAAAATTGAAAACAGATACCAATAAAGCATTTGAAAAAGATTTAAGGGTTGGTCAGGAACTAGAACAATTAGTTCTTGATGCCATAAAAAAGAAATACCCATCAGCAGTACAGGTTCCTGGTAAGTTTAAACCATACGATATATTTGTAGCAGAGAAAAACCTAAAGGTAGAAGTTAAGGTTGACTACAAGAGTCAAGAGACTGGAAACATTATCATTGAGCTTTACATGTTTAATAAACCATCAGCACTATTAAGCACAGAGGCTGACTACTGGATCATACATACGGGAAAAGAGATTCTTTGGGCTAAGCCTAAAAAGATTATTGAGTGCATAATGATAAACAATATAAAATCAAAAGAGATTCTTGGTAGCGGTGATGCACAAAAGAAAATAGCATGCCTTATACCAATAGAGTTATTTAAACAATACACTATTTGACTTTGATAATTTAACAAATTACAATGTTTACATTACTAACTATGAGGGAATTATGGTAATAGATATAACAATAGAAGACATACAAAATCTTAAAATTCATTGTGAGTCTAAGATTTCAGAAATATATGACAAAGAAGGTTTAACAATTCAGCAAAAAGCAGACGAAGCTTCTGTTTACAGACAAAGAATTGAGAATCTTATTGATGTAATACATCAAGCAAAACTAATTAAATAATGAATACTTGGCACGACACTGTTAGGCAATATTACAGGTTCAATAAAATGGGTAAAAACGATTTTACCTATAGAAAATATTTTGATCCTTTGTTTGCTGACATGGACATAAAGAGTATTACTAAAGAACAAATAGCTATTGCAAGGTCTGGGATAAACGGATCACCAGGAACTGTTAATAGATATTTAAACTACTTCAGAGCCGTACTTATGTATGGCTACGAAGAGTTAGGGTGGTTGGACACCAAGCCTATGATTAAAAGAGTAAAGGAACTCCCTAAGAGAACCAAGTATTTTACTCTGGAAGACATTAAAGTTTTACATACAGTGCTCCCCCTGCACTTAAAAAAACCTTTTGTCTTCTCCCTCCTTACTGGGGTGAGGATGTCCAACTGCTTTAATCTTAAATGGGATGACATAAATAAAGATCAGATTTCTATAGATGGAACTGAAACAAAGAACGGAAAAGGTCTTTCGGTCCCGCTTAACAAGAAATGCAGAGAGCTTCTGTATTCAATTAAAAAAGAAAGCCCGTATGTTTTCACATATTCTGGCAGAAAGATTAACAGAGCCTCTAACACTGGATGGTATAACGCTTTAAAGAAAGCAAACCTAGAAGGATTTAGATGGCACGACATACGTCACACTTGGGCTACTCATCATGTGCAAAATGGAACCCCCTTACATACATTACAGCATCTTGGTGGGTGGTCTGATTTTAATATAGTGAATAGATACGCTCACCTTTCCAAGGACTATCTTAGCGATGCTTGTGAGGTCAGCAATAGTTTGGTATCTTAGATACTTAAACCTTCAGCGGGGTTGGTTATTTTTCATACCTCCCTCAATAGTATGTTTACTAATCCCGCTTTTTCTTCTTCTTAATTCTTTCTAAACCGTCTTGTAGGATCTTATTATATTTAAGATGTATTTTGTGCTTATCTTCGTCTATCTGATCTGACAGTCTTGAATACCTTGCGTAATCTTTTTCTCGCAAATTCATAATTGTCTTTTCTCTTTGACCTAGTTTTCTAAGTTCTTTGTCTGCCGATTTCACAGCCTCTCCTAGTTTAAGATATTCTGAATCAAATCCTGTTCTTTCTACATAGTCTCTTAATGCAGCTTTATTGTTATCTTTTTTATAGTTTGTAAACTCTCCAACTTTTTGAGAAATAATATCTTTGTTTTTATAAAAGTTGCTTGCGTCAACATAGTCCATGGGGTCTGCTGTTAGGACTCTAACGAATGGAACCTCGTTTAATTCAATGCTTTCGTTTGTTCCTGTTGTAAGGTTGTTATATACCTTTCCAGATATTGATGCTGTTCTTTCAGCCATGGTATACATGCCACCAAGATAGGACTGCAAGTAGAACTTTATTTTGTCTGGGCTCCAGTCAACCATTCCTTTGTCAAACTTACCGCCACCAGTAGCACTGTTAACCATCATTGTAAATTCTCTATAGAACTCATTAGTGTTTCTAAGCTTTCTTGATGATTGTGGGGTTTCTGCTGTTCCTGGAAACTGTTCTTTATAAACTGGAGCTCCTGTCCATTTTTCATTTACCCTGGATTCATACAATGGCTTAGCTACTGATGGAACAATTGTTTTTATAAAGTCTATTCCTTGATCCTGAGAATAGCCTATGCCCACTGGGGAGAATGCCCCAGATACTATTCCAGCCATATCCTTGCCCATTTCTACTGGTGTTCTTTTTTGATATCCAAGTATTGGTTTACTTGCCACCTCGGTTCCCATTCTTCCTAAGTTATAGAATATGTTATACCCATATGGCAAAGGAATAGCTAAAGCAAATGGCTTGCCATTAACGGTATATCTTCTGCTGTATTTATTAAATTTAACCTCGCCATCCTGAAACTTTACGCCAGGTATCGGGATAACCATAAATCTTTCTTTTTCGTGATCTGGTATCTTATCAATAAGAAGTTTTCCATCCTCGTCCTCATCTGATATTAACATTGAGTACATCTGCACAAGTGCACCAAGACCAGTAAGACCGCCGATTATATTTTTTGCGGACTTTGAAACCCCGCTCCAAACAACTTTTCCATTCTGAAATCCTATTGGGTTCATTCCTCTAAACATGTTTACAGAACCCTGAACAGATGCGTTTGCAAAAATATAAAATGCGTTAACTACAGGTCCAAGTTTTCCAGATCTGTTAAAGTTTATAGTTAAGTTCTTTGCCAGAACTGCGGCATCATCGAAGTCTTGTTTGGATGCTTTCTTTGTACCGCCAGCGGCGTTAATGTATTCTTTAAAGACAGCAAACCTTGCAGTGTTTTCAATAGCATTGTTTACATTTTCAACCATTTTAAATGTTGAGTTATAAACCTTCTTGGCGTTTACCTTTCCCTTTCCAGAGTGAACTAAAGAAAGCTCTTCCATGGCTTTTGCTATTTGATCTATGTCTTTGGCATTCACATAACCAGTCTGACCACCAAACTTCTGGAACGCATCAAAGAGTGCAAATGTTTCTGGATCTTTTTCTTGTAAGCTTTTAGTTACATAGCCATCCTTAAGCTGCCTCATTGTTTTGGCTATATTGTTTGGCTTAAAAGCTTTTGCAAGATCTAGGTTCTGTGCTCTTCCCCCCTCTATCTCTTGTTCTTTTAATAAATTAAAGTACCCAGTTTGATAATCCCTAAAGAAGTTTCCAACAATAAATTCTGGAGCGAGTGATGTATATAGGCTGGAAAGTGTTCCTGTAAGTCCTCTCATTACACCAATTGACCAATGCATACTGTTATTTCCCCAAGCATCTAATCCCTTTGCTAGTCTCTCGTCTCTTATAACAATAAACTTTTGTTTGCCATTTTCCTTAAATCCTATTTTAGATTCTTTGCCATCCCACTCGTGTGGTCTTTCGTTTCTTTTTACACCCCTGACCTGCCATAGCTTCTTATCTGGGAATGTATTAACAAGCTCCGCCAAGGATTTGTCTATGAAGTTCTTTTCTCCCCGAACCACAGCCGACTGCCTTCTTATAACAGCCTGTTCTAAAGGTGGTCCTGACTCAGAGGTCCTTCCCTTAGCCTCCATTACCTCTCTTCCAAACACACTTATTCCGCCGCCAGTTGCTCTTGGTGAGCTGTCTTCAATAGTTTCAACAGAGAATCCAACTAGCGGCACATAGTATCTATATGAGCTATCCCAGTCCTCCAGGGTTTGCTCATCCACAAGATCTTGATCTCTGTATATATTTAATGTGTCCTGTTGATATGATTCAAGTAGCTTGAATGCATTTAAGAGGTTCTTACCTTTTTCATTATTTGCACTTGCCTTGTTTGTCTTTTCATCAAACTTAATTCCAATAGACTCGAGAGTCTCAATCGCTTTGTCTGTTTTTATTCCAGATCCGCTGTCTTGGTATTTTGCTAATACATTTTTTCTTTTAGTGATCTTTCCTTTAAGGACAGTTCTTTTGCTTTTTTCCGTTTCAGCAAGAAGTTCAGCCTCAAGCTCGGGTATTTCTTTGTTGTATTTTTCATTGATCTTTTTATTTCTTTCTGGGGCGTGCAGGTTTTTAAGAAAATCGTTGAACTCTTCTCTTGATATATTGACGCTATTTAAGAACTCAGATATTTCTGTGGTTGCCTCCACAGCCTTGTCCATTCCGTACTTAACCTTTCCATGATACACATCTGTTTTTCTTACAACAGACAGTCTCCTCATTTCTTTTGGGCTAACTAATTTTCCTAGCTTTTCTTCAAAAGCCTTTAGCCTGTCTAGTTTATCTACAGCCTGTTCTTGAAAAGTTGAGAATGTTTGAAATAGTTGAGACGCATCGTTGGATGTCATTGTCTCGTAAATATCGAATTGAGATTCTTCTTCTGGTAGAACCTTTTTAGATAGGGTTGGGGGTGTTAGGTCTGCTTGTCCTGTGTAGTTTGAGTTGATTGATTCATCTCTTTTCCATCCGTATTTTTCTGAGAAGGTTTGGTCGACTTCATCAATTCTCTGTTTGAGGTCCCTGACGATATTCTCAACCCTTCCCTGAAGATCGGGTGAGATTCCTCTAATACTCTCAATGTAACTTTCGCCATTTTTATTTTTACTCCAGTTGTTAGAAAGATATCCTTCGCTAGACGCAAATTGTCCAAGATCAACATCTTCGTTATTTTCAAATTGTACACCATTTAAAACATTGTTTACAATCTTTTTAAATTTTAAGTTTGGTATGTCAAGGTATGAAAAGTTAATTAGCCTTGCACCATTTGCTGTCCCTATAGGGTTATAGTCCTTGATTCCTGACTCTTTTTCCATTGCCTCTGCAAGCATCTGTGTTTCGTTTTCAGTTAATGGTCTTCCTATATTAATATCCATTCCATTTAACTTAGTCTTAGCTATTCCCTTTTGGAAGAATGGTTTGTGATACCCAATACCGTCCTGCTTTAAAAGTATTCCAAGGGCTGCCGAGTATGCTTTTGCTAGGTCCTCTGACGCTGGTTCTAGTTTTGCAAATTCCGTTTTTGGATCTGCTTTGTATATCTTTGTTAAAGCTATTTGTGTTTGTGATCCTGGGCTGACTTTACCCTCAAAGAATCCTGGTGCCTCGACTATTCCAGGCGATAGTATCCCCAGAGTATTGGCAACAAGGTCTGATCCGCTTTCATCTTGTAAAGCTTTCGATATTGCAACATGGTATTCCTGCAACTGCTCGTATGGTGCATTAAACATCTCAGGCATATGCCCTGATGTTCTTCCTGGTATAGACTCCCAGCTTATTTGACCTAATGATTTTTCTAGTGCATTGGCATAATTAAACCCAGCAGCATTTACATCGGTCCCTTCATCTCTAGCCTTTTGAGCCGTCCATATAGCAGCCTGTACCTGTTGGGGTTCCCAACCAAGCTGATTAGATATTTTTTGTATTTCATTTTCTACGAATGAGTATTGTGCTGGCGTTGGTGCGTCAGTATCAAAGTTAAATGCCCTGACCATCCAAACATCTACGGTTACTCCCTGTGTCCTGGACGGATCTATAACCCTCATAATATTGTTATAAAATTCGTTGGTTTTTCTTCCCCCCCAGTCCTTGCCCTCAAAGACATTAATTATCTTTTCGCTCATTGCTTTAGGAAATCTTCCAGTCTTTACTGTTTCTCCAGCAATATATTGATAGTAAGCCTGTAGTGCATAGTTAAAGTTTGCCTCCACTGGGGTTCCTGGTGATGTTATTGCAATAACCTGTGCAAGTTTGTCTGCGTTTTCTTTGTTGTTGTTTGTTATATCTAGTAGTGCTTGACCACTTTGCTCATACCAGAATCTTTGAGAAACGCCTTCCTTGGCTAGACCTCTCATTTTTCGCCTGAGTGCACCTACTTTTTGTTTGGAGTCCATTCCCTCTGGAGCTCCAACAACCTGACCAGTTGTACCTACTTGTTTTAGTTCTGATATTTCAGGTCGAACACCGTCCCTGTCTGTAGATTCTTCCTGTCCAACCAGTCTTGCACTGGTTTCTGAGACGATATCGCCTGATCTATCATCTTCAACGTCTGTTCTTCTGTCTGAAACCTCAATACTTCGCTGGGCACTGGGTGTTTGAAAAGCAAGTTGTACTCTCTCAGCTTTCTTTGTAGTTCCGTCAATTGAAATTGCATCGTTTAGTTCCTCTATTAATTTTAGTGCTGTTGGAGCCTTCTCTTCTAGCAGTGATCTATTAGTATAATATAATTCATGAAGCTGACCAAACACCTCTGCTTTAATCATTCTTTCTTGAGCTGGGTTCATACTTCCATTCATTCCAATCATTTCATTAAATGGATATCTAAGCATGTTGCCGTCATAGTATCTGCCCTTCTGACCCTCATTGAACATTCTGAGTGCCTCTTTCATTATCTCCCCGCCAGAGTTGTCCGCAATATCTAGAGTGCCTGTGCCTTCGTTGTAGCTAAAGTTTGGTAAATTAAATAAAGGAGACCCTGCTGTTGCTGGTTGAAGTATATTAAGATTATCGCTAGGAGATCTTGCAATTGTAAAGTCTATATGATGTCCCATTTCATGGGCTATGGTTGATCTTAAATTTAACTTAGATCCTAACTTGTTTGTAAATTTTAACTCTGATATTCCAGATATAGGAGAGAAGGATACGCCCCTGAGTGTCGGCATGTAGATTCCATATGAGGCGTCAAATGTTTTATATCTATTGTCTTTGGTATGAACGCCAACAAAATCAAGATCTGTAAATATATCAAGTGGCATTCCTGACTTGGTTAAATCTATAATTCCTTTAGAAGCGTTTATACCCTCTTCGTTATTTAAGTCTCTAAACCTATAATACTTTTGTTCTCCAGACGGGTCCTCTAATAATTTTTCTTCAAAGGTTCTTGCATCTATTATTAAACTTTTTGTTAGATCTAATTCTTTTTGATCATATGTATCATTTCTTATCTGGTCTATATTTAAAGGTTGGGTTGAGGGGCAGGTCTGTCTCAAGAAGATTTATATTTGCGTCAAGCCTTTGAGTTATTATTGGAGATAGATTTAAATCTATTTCAGAAGTTTGTGGTCCCGCAACTTTCTTTTTAAAAACTCCTGAAAGAGGGTCATCAAAATTAAACTCTTCTTGTTTTTTTGCTGGAAACTTAAGCTGAAGAGATTCCATATATTCATCTGGCTGAGAAACTTCTCCCTCTTCTCCAACCACTAAAGGCTTTCTGAAATCTATAAAAGGTTGATTAAAGTATTCTAATGCAATTACCTCATCTGCGGTCCATCCCTTGCCATTGGCGTTTGGATCTAAAAGTATTCTTGACGCACTATCAATTGCGTTGTAGTTAAGGGTTAAATTATTAACATTGTTATTAAAGTTTTCTATAAATAATTCTAGTTCAGGATTATCCTTTTGACTTCTTATAAAGTCTTTTACTTCTTGACTATAAACAACACCACCAGCCGATCTGGTTGCAGATATAGATCCTGAAGCCATTCCAGCAGACAGGGTGGTGTGACCAGCTATATCTACTAGAACCTCTCCAACAGATCTTCCTTCATACAGAGGATTGTTTTGATTGTCATATGCTGTTTTTAATTCTGACTCAAGATCAAACCAAACTGAATTATGCTCTTGTAGAAAGCTGTTAATATTCTCCATCCCAACATCAGCGGCAACTGTTATTAGATCGGTTTTAATTATGTCTTTAATTGTTCCTCTTCCCTTGGGCGAAAGAAATCTCACAATTGGCACCACTTCCGTTCCAGCTTCTAGTATTCCATTTATGGTTGAATAGCCCAAAGCAGTTTCATGCGGCAATCCTTGCTGGACTGCCTCTGAGTATGAAGCAGCTGCGGTCTGTATACCAAAATATGAAAGAGTTGCACTTGTTACGGCTGGAGCAGCTGATCCACCACTAAGGTAATTTACAGCCATTCCCGTTCCTATAACAGCAATACTTTCAACTGCACTTGATATATCACTTCCGTAAGGACCCAGGTTGTTGTCAGCTCTTTTCTTTGCAATAGCTTTGTCAATTCGTTTAAATTCTTTTTGTGATTCTTCTTGAGCTTTTTTTAAATTATCATCAACAGCTTTTTTATATTTTGGATCGTTCTTGTATTCTATCTTTAGACCTGATCTGAAGCTGTGCGTTGTACATGTCGGCATACCCGCTTCCACCATAATCAATACCACCTAACTGAGCTTCACCCTTTGCATACTTTGTTGCTTCTTCTGTTGAAACAATTGATGCAAAAGTAAAAACCTTTTCTGCCGCAGATTTTAAGTCTGTTGCCTTAATACCATCAAGTATATACTTTGTATTTTCAAAAGACTGTGTCAGGATATCTTTCTTCTGCTTCTTTTCCCCAGCTCAAGAACTAGGCTTAACGAAAACATCTCCTATAAATCCAACGGCAGCACCTATTGGAGCTTCCATCAAAGTCAGAAGGAACTGGACCCGTTGCTGTTCTTTCTTAGGTATTCTTGCTCTTAAGGGGGTCTTCAAAGCTAAACTCTGAGGGCTTATCTTCTTGCGGTTTTTCAATATCAGGTGAGCCCAATAAAGAGTTTTCTTTTTCTAGTTCCTCGTCAAGTCCGAGAGGGTTGTTGAAGTCAAATGTATCTGCCACACCTTAGTTTCCTATAGTTGAGTTTCTTTCTATAAAGGCTTCCATAAATGCAAGATACTCTGCATCGGTTGCATCTTCAAGACTTCTGCCATTGTAAGCTCTTTCGTATTGAATAGATGCGTCTTGTTTGTATTTATTATAGAGGTCTGCACCGTAGGTATCCTCAAGAATTGCATCCACATAGGATTTTGTTTTATCAAATGACATAGATACTGGTCCAAAACTATACATTGCTTTTTGTCCTGGTAGTCTTTTTTCAAGGTTTTCAAAAGCAGCATATGCGTTTTCAATATCGCCTGTTATTTTCTCTAAATTTAAATATTGTTTATGGTATTCTGCGGTCAAGGTATCTGCATTTTTTCCATCCTTGTATTCATATGTCTCGTCACCATACTCATCTGTTGTCTTTTGAATGTTTGATGTTGTTATTGGTGCTGGTAGATTATTGTAAAGATATTGCAGATATTCACTTTCTCCCCCGTATTGCTCTTCAGAAAACTCAGTAGCTTTTTTAAGTGCTTCGCCCAGGGTTTTTGTTCTTTTATCTTTAGTTTTATTATAGATATCTACTTTATTTTTCTTGTCAGCAGGCGAACCAGTAAGGCTAATACTGCCCTTAGATGCTTTCATTAAGGAGTTAAATGTTTCGGGACTCTGTATTAAATACATAGCGAAGTCCTTCTCTGCGGAAACCTTGTCTACCATATCTGCAATAGAAACAACCTTGGCATCAGAACCTTCCTGATCTTCTTTTATGGTTTTTGCATACTGTGCCTTGTCTGGCATAAAAGTAAACACATCCTCTGGCTCTGTTTGTCCTTCAAAAAGAACAGAATATGTTCCCCCGACCAAAGAGTTTGCAGATTCAGGTATGGGATCAAAGGCTCCTGAAAGCTTTACTCCCTGGATAACTCCCTTCCTTCCGTCTTTTGCAACAAAATCTTTTCCTTTAAATGTATCTAGGCTGTCTTTATATATGACGGAAAGAACATCTGAATGATCTCTTGCTATGCCCTCAAAATCACCAGACTCAAGTTGTGGGCTAATTTTTTCCCAGCCCTGCCAATAGCTATCATCTAAGTATTTTGTCCAGTCGATGTATGGTCTTACTTGTGTTAACGAATCCTCCACCATGGATGCCCTTACGTCAATATCTATTGAAGCATCGCCTGCAATTGCATATGTGTTCATTAAATTTGTAAAAGCTCTAGACTTTACTGCGTCATCTGTTTTAATTGCCTGTGCTGTTAGTTGCAAGTCTGTAATTTCTAAATTATTTTTGTTTGTTTCAAGAAGCAAATCTGCATTTTGTTTTCTGTTGTTTGCTTGAGCAATAAATTCATCTGTTTCGGTTCTTGTTTTTTCTGCTCTTGCGGTTCTAAATTCTGTTTCAGATTCTATGCCTGCGATTCTTGTATCTTGAGTAGATTTTTTTTCTTCCAATTCAAACTGATAGCTTTCTTGTCTAAGCTTTTCTGTTTTTAATCTTTCTTCGTCTAAGAGTTTGTTCTGCTGCATTTCTGCAAACTTAGTATAATAGTTTAATCCCTGACTAAAACCTGTTCCAAATTCATTTGCCATTTTTAATCAAATAACTTCTTAAGAAGATATCCTCCGCCTATAATTAATGCTGCCCATGGTGCTGCTGCTGCCAATGCTCCAGCTCCGCCTGCCGCGGCTGTTCCACCTGCTGCTGCTGTTCCTGCTGCTCCGCCTGCTGCTGCTGTTGTTCCACCCAACAAACCCATCTGTGCTGCTATTGGGTTTGCTGCTGCTGTTGCAGCGGCTGTACCTCCTGGCACTGATGACATTAATGCACCGCCTGCTACTTTTGAAGCACCACGCTTTGCTAGTAAAGACGCAGCTGTAATTCCCCCGCCAGTTCCAATGACATTCATTTGTGCAGCTTTCTTTTGTGCAGAAAGTTGCCTATTAATATTTTCTGTTTGCGTTTCTAATTGTGCGGATCTGGTAAGACCAGCAAGAGCTTGCTCTTTTTGTATTCTACCAGCACCTATTAAACCACCTAGTCCTTTAGCCACTTAATGTACTCCTTTGTGTCATAGCACTTCCAAGACCGCCAGATAGAATTTGTTGTCTTCTTTCCCCTGATCTCATTCGTGCAAAATTTCTTGCTGCTACTAACGCAGACGTTTCTGATCTTTGAAAATCTCCTTGGGACTCAGGTCTTAAATTAAGCCCATATCCTTGCTGTCTTCTTGTTTCCTGACCCCTTACATTAGCATACTGCTTTGCTACGGCTGACTGTGCTCTGCCTATTTCTTCTTGTTGTAGTTCCTCAAAGCCTGTTGTCATTTGTGCTATAAGATCTTTTTCTACAGGAAAGAATCTATTCAAGTAATCTTGAAATTCTTGTTCATATAAATCCGAAAGAGTGTCTTGGGCTGATTGACTTCCGCTTCTAAAAGGATTTACATATAAATTATTATTTTGATTAAAATACCCACCCTGTCCATACATAGAGTTACCAAACAGACCTTGAAAATTTCCGTAATTATTATCCATTAACCCTTGCCTTTATAATAACCATAACCCAAACCAGCTGCTGTTCCTGCGGCACCTAGTGCAGAGGTGTAATCTCCCATGGATTCTTGTGCAATAGATTTTGCTCTTGACTGTGCAAGCTGACCGACATCGCCTAGACCTGACATAGCCTGACCAGCCTGTCCCTGACCCATTGCTACTATATTTTGCATGCCTTGATAGTATCTATCTAGCTGACCAGAAAGACCTTCAGCGGTCCCTCTTCCCATTCCTTGTGCTTGAGCTTGCTGCATTTGTGATGCTACTGCCTGATATTGACCGCTTGTTGGATCTGCTCCCATAGAGAATGCTCTTTGTTGCATGTTTCTTCTTGCAGATTGAAACTCTGGTTGTTGGATTGCTGTGACAAAACTTTCTACATTAGAAAAAGCTGCATCGTCTTTCATAGAAAAAACATCTGACATATATTGATTTTCTAAAGGTACATAATATTGTTGATAAAGATTAAACCTTTGTGCGGCTATAGAAGCTAACTTCTTCTGTGCTGCCGTATCTTTTACTTGTGTTGATCCGCCGCCTGACATTATATTTTTTTCTCCACTATATATTGTTTAGTCTCGTAGCCCTGTTTTGATAATACAGTTGCCAATGCATTCCATGGTGTCCAAAGCTCTAC